TGCTCCGTCTATTATTATGAATGGAGGTTAGCAACAACTAACGAGGGAGGGACGAACGTGGCTAAGCTGACCGATAAGCAACGGAAAAAGATTATAGCTGAATATGTCGAAGGCGGGACGTCACAGAGAAAGCTCGCAGAGAAATATCATGTTTCTCCCTACCTGATTCGCTGTATTCTGAGCGAGGATAAGAATCTCGCGCAAAAAATCTCGCATAAAAAAGAGGAGAACACGGCAAGTGTTCTGGCCTTTATGGATTCTAAGAAAAATGACGTCTGCGGACTGATTGACAAGCTGCTTGCGGCTATGGGAGACGAAGACAAGCTCGCCGCCGCGACAGTCAATCAGCTTGCTACCGCTATGGGTATCGTCATTGACAAATATACAGCTAACGAGGCGGTTAAATCGTCTGACGCGAAGGAGACTAACTTCTTCGAGGCGATTCACGCTGCTGGAAAGGAGGTTGACCTGAGTGCAATACCAGAGCTTCAGTCCTCGGCAGAATGCGACCCTCTTCTGGTGGACGAAACCGGAACATCAGAATAGAGACGGCCTTATCTGTGATGGGTCAATTCGTTCCGGCAAGACGGTCTCAATGGCTATCGGCTTTATCATGTGGAGCATGGCGAGCTTCGATAAACAGGACTTCGCTATCTGCGGCCGCACGATTGAAGCGCTCCGGCGTAACGTTATCGTACATATTCCCGCATGGCTTGAGGGTATGTTCGAGGTTACTGAACGCCGCAGCGAGAATAAAATGGTCGTCACTATCGGCAATCGCTCTAACACCTACTACCTCTTCGGAGGGCGGGACGAATCCAGCTACACCCTTATTCAGGGCATTACTCTGGCAGGAGTCCTCTTCGACGAGGTCGCCCTTATGCCCCGCTCCTTCGTAGAGCAGGCTATGGCGCGCTGCTCGGTCTCCGGGTCTAAGTACTGGTTTAACTGCAACCCCGAATCTCCGGGCCACTGGTTTTATAAAGAGTGGATTCGTAAAGCAGCGGAGCGCAATATGCTCTACCTGCATTTTACGATGGACGACAACCTCAGCCTTGACGAGAAAATCAAAGCCCGATACGAGGGTATGTACTCCGGCGTGTTCTACGACCGGTATATCCGCGGTCTCTGGACCGTCGCAGAGGGCTTGATATATACAATGTTTAATAGGGACTATCATGTAGTCCCTTCCGTGCCTCGCGATTACGAGGAATACCTTATCTCTTGCGACTACGGCACCTTAAACCCGACCTCGGCCGGGCTCTGGGGCCTCTGTGAGGGAAAATGGTACCGCGTTCGAGAGTACTACTACGACGGACGCAAGGAACGGTATCAGCGAACGGACGAGGAGCATTACGCAGCTATTGAAGAGCTTGCGGGAGACCTCTCGATTCGGAAAATCATCGTTGACCCTTCCGCCGCCTCGTTTATCGAGGTCATACGCCGGCACGACCGCTTCATGGTCGAGCAGGCAAGCAACCGAGTCCTTGACGGTATTCGCGATGTTGCTACCCGGCTGAACGCCGGCGACATTTTCTTTTGCGACTGCTGCACGGACTGTATAAGAGAGTTCGGTTTATATCGGTGGGACGAAAAAGCCGCCGAAGACCGGCCGCTAAAAACCGACGACCACGCTATGGACGATACGAGATACTTCGTTCGCGCCGCGTTCCAGCCGTCGAGATTCAGTTTTTAAGGAGGTGCGATAAATGCCCTTATTTAAGAAGCCTATCGAGCAGGAGTTTTTCAATTTGCGCCTCCGCGCTGGCAGGCCTATGACCGAGCTTGAGTTCTACGCGAAAGAGCTTACTGACTGGGAGACCTCGCCCGAGCGTCGCGAGATGATTGACGGCGACCGGTATTATACTGGAGACCATGACATTCTCAAACGCCAGCGCACAGCTATCGGCCCTGACGGTAAGCTGATTGTGATTGAGAATCTCCCGAACAACCGTATTGTGGATAACCAGTATGCGAAACACGTTGACCAGAAGGCAAACTACCTTCTCGGTCAGCCTATTTCCTTTTCCTGTGAGAATGACGACTACGCAGCTGAGGTCAAGAAGGTACTCGGCATGCGGTTTATGCGTACTCTCAAGAGTGCGGGAGTCGAGTGCCTCAACGCAGGTATCTCGTGGCTTTATCCCTACTACAATAAAAACGGTGAACTCGCGTTCCGGGTATTCCCCGGCTACGAGATTATGCCGTTCTGGGCGGACGCAGCTCACACCGAGCTTGACTCCGCTCTTCGCCTTTACCCGGTCGAGGTCTACTACGGTACCGAGAAGAAAATCGTCAAGAAGGTCGACCTCTTCACGCTGGAAGGCGTTACGACCTACATCTTTGAGAACGGCGTACTCACGCCGGACACCGAGAAGCAGGCCTATGTTAAGGTAAAAGACAGCAAGGGCAACGAGCAGCCCCTGAACTGGGAGCGATTCCCCCTTATCCCTATCAAGTATAACCCGAAGGAGGTCCCTCTCATTCGCCGTGGCCGCTCCTTGCAGGACGCCATCAACCTCTTGCAATCCGACTTCGTGAACAACATGGAGGAAGACGTCCGCAATACCGTTCTTGTCCTCAAGAACTATGACGGACAGGACCTCGGGGAGTTCCGGCGTAACCTGACAACCTATGGGGCTATCAAGGTCCGCACGGTCGAGGGTACGGACGGCGGCGTGGACAGTCTTGAAATCTCGGTAAACTCCGAGAATTATAAGACCGTCCTCGAGCTTCTGAAAAAGGCGCTCATTGAAAACCTCCGCAGCTATGACGCGAAGGACGACCGCCTTTCCGGTACGCCTAACCAGATGAACATTCAGAGCATGTATTGCGACATCGACCTCGACGCGAACGCGATGGAGACCGAGCTGCAAGCCTCTTTTGAGGAGATTCTCTGGTTTGTCAATACCTACCTCGCCAACACCGGCAAGGGCTCGTATGAGAGCGAAGATATTACGGTTATCTTCAACCGCGATATTCTTATCAACGAGTCCGAGGCTATTGATAACTGCTCTAAGTCCGTCGGCATTATCTCTGACGAGACCATCGTCGCTATGCACCCGTGGGTCGACGACCCTGCGGCTGAGCTTGAACGGCTTGAAAAGCAAAAAGAGGAAACGGACCCCTACCGCGCGGCTTTTGAGCAGGCGCAGGCTTTGCGTAACCCCGAAGGCGGTGACCCGGTAAATGAGGAATGATAAATACTGGGCCAACCGAATGCGGATTCTTGAGGAATCCCTGCTTGATAAGGGGTACGACTACGTTAAAAACCTCGAGCGGCAATATGCGACCGCTATTCAGGATATAGAATCGCAAATCGCGAGATGGTATCAGCGCTTTGCGGCCGAAAACGGCATAACGCTCGCCGAGGCGAATAAGCTGCTTACCACGCAGGAGCTTGACGAGTTCCGGTGGACCGTTGAAGAGTATATAAAACACGGTCAAGAGAACGCAGTCTCTCAGGCGTGGCTTAAGCAGCTTAAGAATGCTTCTGCCCGCGTCCACGTGTCAAGGCTTGACAGCTTAAAGCTCCAACTGCAGGAGCAAGCCGAGGTCTTACACGGGGCGCAGACAGAGGCTCTTAATTCGTCCCTGAATGAGGTTTACCAGCGAGGCTATTATCATACCGCCTTTGAGCTCCAAAAGGGCATGGGGGTCGGTTGGACGCTTCACGGGCTGACCGATGAAGCTATCAGCAAAGTACTCTCGCGGCCGTGGACCTTAGACAGCCAGACTTTCAGCGATAGAATCTGGGCGAACAAGCAGGCGCTCGTCAACAGCGTCAACACGCAGCTTACCCAGATGATAATGCGCGGCGCGGCACCGGATAAAGCCATCAAGGCTATCTCCGACCGTTTTCAGGTCTCTAAGTCTCAGGCCGGGCGTCTGGTTATGACCGAGAGCGCCGCCTTCGCGAATGAGGCCCGCAAGGACTGCTTCAAAGACCTCGGCGTTGAGAAGTACGTTATCGTGGAAACCCTCGACAACGAGACTTGCAGCCTCTGCGCAGGGCTTGACGGTAAGGTCTATCCGATGAGTGAGTATCAAGTCGGCGTTACTGCGCCGCCTTTTCATCCGTGGTGCCGTGGCACGACTGCCCCCTACTACGAGGATATGCAAGGCCTCGGAGACCGCTTCGCGAGAGACGTGAAGACCGGCGAGAGCTTCAATATTCCGAAGGATATGACATATAAGGACTGGAAAGCGAGACAAGACGGCGCCTATGGCACTGGTACCGTGGAAAAGTTCAAAAATATGTGGTATAATGAAACTGCTGATAAAAAGCAGTATGAGAACTACAAGGCCCGACTCGGCGCAGACGCGCCTAAGAGCTTTGCAGCTTTTCAGCAGTTAAAGTATAATTCTGAAGACTATAAGGACCTTACCGGCTATTACCGGTATAAAGGCGCGAATCCCACAAGCGATAAGCGCTTTTGGACGGCGCATAAAGCGGTCAAGGCTCTCCACGACGAGGGCAAAATCCGAACGACCGGAACTCTGGTCGCCCCGCCTCTGGGTCGAGTTGCCGTCAAAGCGAACGAGCACGCCGAAAAACGGTTTGCTTCTCGCGGTATAACCTTAGAATGGACTCAGAATATTATTGATAACGCAGACTTCGCGCTCAAACAGCGCAGAGGCACGCAATACGCCTTCTACACAAGCGGGGGCTTTGCAGTCCTTGATAATAACGGCGAGATTGGTACCGCCGGTCAACTGGACGAACGCGGCAAGCTGCTATATGACGAGGTGATGAAACATGTCCGAGCAAAATAAGGTCAAGTGCCCTTTACTGAATAAGGAAATTGACTGGGGCTATTGCTGGGAGCTTTGCAATATCGCTACCGACGACATTCTTCTTGAGGGCGATACCGTCCCTGACTGGGATAAGGCCCTCGAGGTATGTAAGAAGTGTGGTCGATATTCAGGCGAGTCAGAAAGCCCATAAATAAGCCCGATTTTTTCAGAGGGTAAATCTAAGGGTCCCTGAGCTAAAACGCGATACGGGAGACCGTGGAGCCTCACAGAAGCAATAGTTGATTAGAGCGCCCCTGCTTTTTAGCAGGAGGCGCTTTTTTCATACAAAAATTACCGCCTTACGCGGCGGACAACAAATAGCGTACCCGCAATACCGGGACTGGCCGGATAAAAAGGACAGCGGGAGACAGGAGGACAAAATGTTGGACTGGCTGAAAACTATTTTGGGAGAAGCGTACTCCGAGGAGATTGATAAAAAGGTCTCCGAGGAAATCGGCAAGAACTTCGTGGCACGTGCAGACTTCAACACTCTGAACACCGAGAAGAAAGCTCTCGCCGATACCGTCAAGGAACGTGACACGCAGCTTGAGACCCTCAAGGCCTCTACCGGCGACGTCGAGGCGCTCAAGACGCAAATCGCTACTCTCCAGACCGAGAACACCGCAGCGACGAAGGCCCATGAGGCGGAAATCAAGCGCCTCAAAATCGATACCGCCGTTGAGCTGGCTCTGTCTGCTGCCAAAGCGAAGAACGTAAAGGCCGTGAAGGCACTGCTCGACCTTGATAAGGCTGAGCTCGACGAAAACGGCGCCGTCAAGGGTCTGGCCGACCAGATTAAGAAGCTGGCCGAGGCACCCGATAGCGGCTTTATGTTCGACACTACGAAACCGAAGAATGACTTTAAGGGCTTCAAGCCCGGCGAGAGCGGAGACCCGGCGCCTTCCGGCGATAAAAAGCCGGAGACTATGACCTACGACGAGCTCTGCGCGTACCTCGCTGAAAATCCTGATGCAAAACTTTAATATGAAAGGACGATTTTACTATGGCAAACAGCAAGTTTGATTCTAAGAGCTTCAATGCTGAGGCGTTCAAGTACATGGTGGACCGCGTTCCTAACCTCAACCTGAATGAGCTCAAGAAGTCTCGTGCCCTTGCGGGCAACCCCGACATCCGCGGTGTGTTTACCGCCCAGAACGGTACCGCGTATGCTCGTCTGGCTATGCGCGGTTTGATTGACGGCGACGCCGTGAACTACGACGGCCAGACCGACATCACCGCAACCTCCACTAAGACCTTCGAGCAGGGTATCGTTGTCGTCGGCCGTGCGAAGGCTTGGACTGAGAGGGACTTCTCCTATGACATCACCGGCGGTGTTGACTTCATGGGCAACATCAGCCAGCAGGTGGCCGAGTATAAGGACCATCTGGACCAGAACACGATTCTCGCTATTCTCGCCGGCATTTTCGCCATGACCGATGCAAAGGGCAAAGAGTTCGTGTCTAAGCACACCCTCGACGTGACCGGTGTCGGTACTGGAGCAATGGCGGCTTCTACTCTGAACTCCGCAGCAAACAAGGCTTGCGGCGCGAACAAGAAGAAGTTTAAGCTCGTGTTCATGCACTCCGACGTCTCTACCGGTCTTGAGAATCTCAACCTGATTGAGCGTCTCAAGTACACTGACAAGGAAGGCATTACCCGCGACCTCGAGCTCGGCACGTGGAACGGCAAGCTCGTTGTCGTTGACGACGACATGCCTGCTTCTGAGGGCTACTTCGACGCTGACGCCAACACTGACGGCGCTCTGAAGATTATCGCTTCCGGTAGTCCTGCTGCCGGCGAGATTCTTCTGTCTAAGGTAACGCCGTACTTTGGCAGCAAGACTCTGGCTGCAAACGATTATGTCGTTGCAGGTACTCAGTATACGACCTACGTTCTCGGCGAAGGCGCTATCTCCTACGAGGACATCGGCGCGAAGGTGCCTTATGAGATGAGCCGTGACCCGAAGACTCATGGTGGCGAGGACACTCTGTACACTCGTCAGCGCAAGGTCTTCGCGCCTTACGGTATCTCTTACGAGAAGGCGTCTCAGACTTCTTTGTCTCCTACCGATTCCGACCTCAAGAACGGCGCAAACTGGGCGTTGGTGCATTCCGGTGAGACTACCGCGTCTCAGCGTTCCTACATCAACCACAAGGCCATTCCTATCGCGCGTATCTTCTCCAGAGGTTAAGGCCTATGGAGATACTCGCGGCAGTAACCGCCCGACTGTCGGCCCTCGGCTATACCGTGACCGAGGCCGACAGCGCGGCACTTGATTACAACATTAAGAAAGCCGAGACGACCCTAAAGGCGCGAACGAATCAGCTCGAAGTGCCGGAGGGTCTTTTCTATGTCTGGGCGGATATGGCTGCGGGCATGTTCCTCACAGACAAGAAGGCTTCCGGCGCTCTCTCTGAGGTCTACGACTTCAACGCGCCGGCTAAGAGCATTTCTGAGGGCGATACCTCTGTTACCTTTGCGATTGCAGATACTGGCTCCTTCGAGGACCAGTTTGACGCAATGCTCGCGAAGATGGTAAACCCCGACGCGGAGCTTATCGCAGCGTTTAGGAGGTTGGTATGGTGAAAAGCTATCAGGATGCTCTACGGAGGCTCTGGGACGGCCTCTGCGACGTTTATGTCCTCGAGACAGCGGTAAATAAGGCAAACGGCCGGGATGAGCCCACGGAGGTTCAGAAGCTCCACGGCGAGCCCTGCCGTTTGTCCTTCTCAAGTATCTCAAGCACGACCGAGCAGGACAGCGCGCCGCTGATTCAGCAGTCTGTCAAGCTCTTCGTCTCGAAGACCGTAGAAATCCCGGCGGGCTCTAAGATAGTCGTAACGCAGGAAGGCCGGACTACCGCCTACGCGAGGTCCGGCGAGCCTGCGGTCTATAGCTGTCATCAGGAGATACCGCTCGTCCCGTTCAAGGAGTACGCCTAATGTCCCGCTGGGGACGCTGCGACTTCTCTCAGTTCAGGGAGTTTGCGAAAGGCTTTGAAAAGCTGAGCGACTCTGAGATAGACGACCTCTGCGTGGCTTGCAGCAAAGAGCTCGCCGCAAGGCTTCTGGCTCTCGTTATTCCGGCTACCCCGGTCGGCAAGTACCCGAAAGGCTCCGGCAAGAAAGGCGGTACCCTCCGCCGAGGCTGGGGCGCTAAGAACGGCAAAGCGGGGTGCGAGTATGCGCAATCCCTGACCGTAACAAAGTCCGGGAATACGTATATGGTCGAAATCATAAATCCGGTCGAGTACGCCTCGTATGTCGAGTTCGGTCACCGTACCGTAAGCGGCGGCTGGGTCAAGGGCCGGTACATGCTGACTATCTCCGAGGAAAAGCTGAAACGAATCGCCCCGTCTGTGCTTGAGAAGATGGTGCTCCGAAAGCTGAAGGAGGTCTGCAATGGCGGAAATTAGTACAAACATTATCTTAGACGGAATCACGCTGGCCTTGCGGTCCGCTTTTCCCGGCAGTCATATCGAATCAAACGCAGTAAAGCAGGGGCTTCGGCAACCTGCTTTTATTGTGCTTTTGGTTAACGCCGAGGTCACGGACTACCCGGCCCAGCGCAAGAAACGTCTTCCTCGTTTCGATGTTCTCTATTTTCCAAAGGCCGGACGCGAGGACTGCTACGGCGTAGCAGATACCCTCACCGAGGTGCTTGAAGTGATTGACCTGCCCGGTGGCGATAAGCTGCACGGTACGGATATAAGTTTTCAGGTGACGGACGGAGTGCTTCACTTCCTCGTCTCCTATAACCACTTCACCTATAAGACGGCTGAGGAGGTCAAGATGGGAACTCTTAAAATTGAACAAGGAGGAAACTGATATGGCGAAAGCTACTGCGGCGGCAAAGCCCGCCGCTCCTACTCACTCCAAAGAGCAGCTTTTGAGGTCTCAGCGCTACGCTAAGCGCCGCGACCTTCTGGGCGCACTTTTGGAAGACGGTAAGTGGTATACCCTCGAAGAGGTTGATACCGCTATCGAAAACTTTATGAAAGGCAAGGTGAAATAATATGGCCCTTGGCGGTGGAATCTGGGCAGTACAGAATAAGGTACTCCCCGGCACGTATATCAACTTTTCCAGCGTGGCTAAGGCGTCCGCTACTCTCTCCGACAGAGGTTACGCGGCTATGCCTCTTATGCTGGACTGGGGTCCCGACAGTACGGTCTTTACCGTGACAAGCGGCGACTTCCAGAAGAACAGCCTCAAGATTTTCGGTCATGCGTACACCGACGACGCTTTGCTGCCTCTGCGCGAGCTCTTCCAGTATACGCAGACCCTCTACGCCTATCGCCTGAACGGTGGAGGTGCTAAGGCTGCCTGCGCTTACTGCACGGCGAAGTATTCCGGCATTGCCGGCAACAAGCTCTATGTGGTTATCGCAGCGAACGCTGATAACTCCAGCCTCTTCGACGTCAGCCTCTACTACGATACGACTCTCCTCGATACGCAGACCGTGGCTGCGGCTACCGCGCTCAAGGATAACGACTTCGTAACGTGGAAGACTACCGCGTCTCTCACCGCAACTGCGAAGACTCCGCTCACTGGTGGCACGAACGGCACGGCAAACGCGGCGGCTCATCAGGCGGCGCTCGATAAGTTTGAAAGCTACAGCTTCAATACTCTCGGCTGCCCGTCCGATGACTCGACCACTATCAAGCTGTATATCAACTACACAAAGCGCCTCCGCGACGAGGTCGGCGCGAAGTTCCAGACCGTTATTTTCAACCTCGATTCCAACGAGAAGCTCGCAGACTACGAGGGCGTTATCGAAATCGGCAGCAAGGTGACGGACTACGATTCCGGCATTTCCGGCCTCGGTCAGTACGGTCTCGTGTACTGGATGACCGGCGCGTCTGCGGGCTGCGCCGTAAACAAGTCCAACACGAACAAGAAGTATGACGGCGAGCTCACCGTCGACGTGGACAGAACGCAGGCCGAGCTCGAGGCGGCAATTAAGGCCGGCCGCTTGATGTTCCACAACGTCAACGGCGACGTCCGCATTCTCGAGGACATCGACTCCCTGATTACCGTCTCCGACACAAAGGGCGACGTCTTCAAGTCGAACCAGACTATCCGCGTCTGCGACCAGATTGCGAACGACACGGCGGTCCTCTTCAATACGCGCTACCTCGGTACCGTGCCGAACGATGCAGCGGGCAGAATCGCTCTCTGGAACGATATTTGCAAGCTCCATCAGGACCTCGAGTCTATTCGCGCTATCGAGGACTTCGACCCTGACAGCGTAACCGTGGAGCAGGGCGACACGAAGAAAGCTGTCCTTTGCACTGTGAAGGACCTGAACGTCGTGAACGCTATGGCTCAGCTCTATATGAGCGTTATCATCATGTAAGGAGGTTTGAATTATGGCTCAGCCTATTATGAATGCGCTTGACGCGATTGCGGGCTCTCAGGCTTCCGCGTATGTCACGATGGCCGACGGTAACAGATACTGCTTTATGCAGCTCTATTCCTTCGAGTCCAAAATGGACATCTCCGTAGCTGAGGTGCCTATCCTCGGCAAGTCCGGCAAGGGCAATAAGCCGACCGGCTGGTCCGGCACGTGGAGCGGCACCGCCCACTATAACCAGTCCGTTTTCCGCGAAATGCTCCTCGAGTATAAGCGTACCGGCTTTATGCCTACGTTCGATATTCAGGTCGCGAACGAAGACCCGACCGCTTCTGTCGGCCGTCAGACTATCATCTTGAAGAACTGCCTCACTAAGGGCGGCATTCTGGCGAAGTTTGACGCCGACGCCGAGACTCTCGACGAGGAACTCGAGGGCACCTTCGACGACTGGGAAATGCCCGAGACCTTTAGCTTGCTGAACGGCATGCAGTAAACCAACATAAAACAGGAGGTATTTTACTATGGCTAAGAATCTGACCGCGTTCCTTGCTCAGAACGCGAAGAAAATTGACAACGTTACCTTTATCGCTTCCGACCGTTTCGTCGACCCCGATACCGGCGAGGCTATGCCGTGGGAAATCTGCTGCATTACCGCAGCGGAGAACGCGGGCCTGAGAAAGGCCTGCATGCGTACTGTCCCGGTACCCGGTCGCAAGGGCCAGTTTACGCAGGACTTCGACGCGAACGCCTACCTTGCGAAGGTAGCTGTCCGCTGCACGGTGTTCCCGAATCTGAACGACGCCGAGCTCCAGCAGAGCTACGGCGTTATGGGTGCGGAGCAGCTTATCACTACTATGCTGACTCCTGCCGAGTTCGAGGACTACTCCACTAAGGTCCTGCAGGTCAACGGCTTCCAGTCCGGCGACGAAATGGTGGAAGAAGCAAAAAACTAATACTCGGAGACGACCCGGAGGCGAACTACGTCTATTACTGTCTCCACAAGTTCAAGTGGCCGCCGAATGTATTCCTTGACATGGACCCATATACGCAGGCGTTCATTATCGCCGCTATCGATATAAAGGTCGAGCAGGAGAAGAAAGAAGCGGCCAAAGCAAAACACGGGAAAAAGCACTGAGGTAAAGCCGGGTCAAGCCTCAGTGCTGGCTCCCGGAAAGGAGGAGGCCTATGGCCCTTATCAAGTCGCAGCTCGTACTTACGGACGGCATGACCGGCCCGCTCAAGAGTATCAATAAGGCGATGAACATTGTACTTAATAGCTTCGAGGCTATGCAGGACGCGTCCGGACGGGCTATCGACACCGCCTCCATTCAAGAGGCCCGTGAGGAGTTTGCCAGAGCAAGCGCCGCGCTGGACCAGTTGGAAGACCATACGAATAAATCGACCGACGCCTTCAGCCGACTCGCGAAAGCCATCGGGCTTGTGATAATTGCCCGCAAAGCGCTTGATACTATCAAGACCGGAATTGACTATGCCTCCGACCTTGCCGAAGTCCAGAACGTCGTCGACGTTACTTTCGGAAGCGCTACGGAGGCTATCAACTCGTGGTCGAAAGAGTGTCTTGCCGCCTACGGCATGAACGAGGTAAGCGCAAAGCGGTACGCCGGCACCATCGGCGCCATGCTCAAGTCTTCCGGTCTTGCGGGCGACGCTATCGTAGACATGTCGAAAGATATGGTCGGCCTTGCCGGTGATATGGCGTCGTTCTATAACCTTGACCTTGAGACCGCCTTCGAGAAAATCCGTTCCGGTATCTCCGGCGAGACGGAGCCCTTGAAGCAGCTCGGCATTAACATGTCTGTCGCCAACCTTGAGGCTTACGCCCTCTCGCAGGGTATCAAAACCTCTTACAATGAAATGTCTCAGGCTGAGCAGGTTATGCTCCGGTATAATTACCTTATGAGCACGACCGCCGACGCGCAAGGCGACTTTGCCCGCACGCAGGATAGCTACGCCAACCAGACCCGGCTTTTCTCCGAGAGCTGGCGCGAGTTTACCGGCGTTATGGCTGAGCAGCTTCTGCCGGTCCTTACGACCATCGTCTCGTGGCTGAATAATATCGTCGCCTTCCTCACGGAGAACGCAGATATGGTCAGCGCGGTACTCGTGGGGCTGGCTACTACGGTCGGCATTCTCGCCGTTGCGTGGGTCGTCCATGCCGCTGCCCAGTGGCTGGCTGTCGCGGCAAATCGGGCCCTTATTGTTTCGCTCCTCTCGAATCCGATTCTCTGGATTGCCCTTATCATTGGCGTACTTGTCGCGGCGATGTATCGGTGGATTCAGTCTATCGGCGGCGTTAAAAATGCGTGGGAGATTTGCAAGCTCGCGCTTATCGTGGGCTGGAACGCGGTCAAGCTCGCGTTCTTTACCGGCGTCTACTGGGTCATTGACCTCGTAGACAAGCTCAAGCTCTGCTGGCAGAAAGCCGTCGTAGCAATCGCGAACTTCATGGGGGATATGAAGGTCTCTGTACTGACGATTCTCCAAAACATGATTAACGGCGCTATCGATATTATCAATAAGTTCATTGGGGTGCTGAATAAAATCCCCGGCGTGAGTATCGACGCTATCGAGCATGTGACCTTTGCAACGACTGCAGCCGCAGAAAACGAGGCCGCAAAGTCCGCTCGTGCGGCAGACCTTGCCGCGTATGAGAGTGAGCTCGCGAGTGCGAAAGCCGAAAGAGACGCGCATATCGACTCTCTGAAAGCTGAGCTCAATTCTTCTGTCGACGCTTTGCAAGCCGCTTATGCACAGGCAAAGGCCGACGCTGCAGCGGACAGCTCCGCAGAGCAGACCGCTCTCGACGGTATCGGCGCAGACACCGCCGGCATTAACGACAGCGCAGGAAGCGCGGCCGCGTCTTTGAAGGAAACGACCGAGGACCTGAAGTATATGAGAGACCTTGCGGAGCAGGAAGCAATCAACCGTTTCACGACCGCCGAGGTCAAAATTGATATGACCGGCATGACTAACCGCATTGACTCCGATATGGACCTTGACGGCGTGCTGAATACTCTGACCGAGGGCTTCGCGGAAGCGCTCGAGGTCGCTGCTGAGGGGGTGCATGAATAATGTATAGCTTTTACTTCGGAAGTCTGCTTTTACCGGTTACGCCGCAGAAGCTGACGACCAAAATCAAGGGGAACAACAAAACGCTTACCCTTGTCAATGAGGGCGATATAAACTTCCTGCGCTCTCCCGGCTTGACCGAAATCAGCTTTGACGTCGTTCTCCCTATGCTGGGGCAGTACTCTTTCGCGGGTACCTTCCGTAGACCTGACTACTACCTCGGCATTTTCGAGAACTACATGACAAGCAAGACTCCGTTCCGCTTTATCGTGAGCCGTGTGTCGCCCTCTGGGAGACTTCTGTTCGACACGAATATGAAAGTAAGCCTTGAGAGCTACAACATCACAGAGGACGCCACAAAAGGCCCGGACGTGATCGTTTCGGTAACGCTCAAGCAGTATATCGACTATGCGACGAAGACCGTCACGGTTACGAAACCGGCCGCGGCTGCGCGCAAGCCGACTATTAAGGAGGAGAAGAAGCGCGAGACTTCGAGCAAGCCTAAGACGAAATCCTATACCGTAAAGAAGGGCGATTGCCTTTGGAACATCGCTAAGAAGTATTACGGCAATGGAGCGCAGTACACAAAAATCTATAATGCGAATAAGGGCAAGATAAAGAATCCTAACCTTATTTACCCGGGGCAGGTGTTGACGATTCCATGAGTAAAGTAGATTTAATCATTCAGAGCGGCAGCACAATTCTCTACCCCATTGTTGAGGAAGGTATCAGCCTTTCGTGGGACCGTAAGGGCTCTCCCGGAAAGCTCAAGTTTTCCGTGGTAAAGGATTCCGTCTTGTCTTTTCAGGAAGGAGACGCCGTAAAGCTGTCCGTCGACGGGACGGACATGTTTTACGGCTTTGTCTTTACAAAGAGCCGCTCGGGACGCACGCCGAACGTTATCGAGGTTACCGCCTACGACCAGCTCCGCTACTTCAAGAATAAGGACACCTATGTCTACTCGAACAAGAAAGCGAGCGACGTTATCAAGATGATAGCTGAGGACTTCGGTCTCAGCGTGGGAACTCTTGAGGACACGGGATATGTTATCGGCTCGAGGACTGAGGACAACGCTACGCTCTTTGACATCGCCCAGAATGCGCTTGATGAGACGCTTCGGGCGAAAACTAAGCTCTATGTGCTCTACGATAAAGTCGGCAAGCTGACGCTGCAGGACATCGAGAGCATGAAGCTGAATCTGCTTATCGACGCCGACACTATCGGCGAGTACTCCTATTCGAGCACCATCGACAAGCAGACCTACAACCAAATCAAGATTACCTTTGAGAACAAGGATTCGGGCAAGCGCGAAATCTTCATTGCGAAGGACAGCTCGAATATCAACAAGTGGGGTCTTCTGCAATACACCGATACCGTCGAGCTCTCCTCGAGTGGCGCGGCAAAGGCGGAGGCCCTCTTGAAGCTCTACAACACAAAGACCCGCTCGCTCTCTATCTCCGATGCGCTCGGCGACACGAGAGTCCGGGCGGGCTCGTCCGTTATTGTTAAGCTGGGGCTCGGAGACATCAACGTCCAGAGCTACCTACTGGTCGAATCGGTGACGCATAAGTTCAAGCAAGAGCAACACCTGATGGACCTGAAATTGCGAGGTGGTACATTTGTCACTTGATATGAACGGCTTTTTAGAAAATGTAAAACGCGCCGCGCTGGAGGCGGTCAACGCTGCTAAGCCCTTCGCCTTCGTTCTCGGCAAGGTGACGAGCGTATCGCCGCTCAAGGTGCAGGTCGACCAAAAGCTCGAGCTCACCGCAGCACAGCTTATCCTGACGAACGCGGTCCGGGACTATACCGTCTATATGACGGTAGACCATCAGACCGAAAACACCGCGGGCGGAAGCGGAGACGCTTCATTTGCGAGCCACAAGCATGCCTATAAGGGCAAGAAGGCCTTCAAGGTCCACCTCGGACTGAGAGCCGGCGAGCAAGTGCTGCTTCTCCGTACCGACGGCGGGCAGAAGTTTATTATCATAGACAGAGTGGAGGCGCCTACATGATACCGAAAGTAGACAATGACCTCCTGACGCTTGAGGTCGAGACTCAGCCGAGTCTTACTTACGCTCTGGATATTGAGCATGGGCGCATTCGTGGCATGGTAGACGAGCTCGAGTCGCTGAGGCAGGCTATTTACCTGATTCTCAGCACGGAGCGATACGCCTATCTCATTTACTCGTGGAACTACGGCGTTGAGCTCGTCGAGCTTATCGGCCAGCCGAAAGAGTATGCGCTTCCAGAGATTAAGCGTTGCGTTACAGAGGCCCTACTGCAGGACGACCGAATCACCGCGGTAGACGGCTTCGAGTTTGAGACCGGAAAAAAGACCGTGCACGTCACCTTTACCGTGCACAGCATTTTCGGCGATTTGGAGGTGGAAACCGATGTATGAGGATAAAACCTATGAGGCGATTCTTCAAGAGAAGCTCGCCCGCGTAGCGTCGAGCCTTGATAAGCGCGAGGGCTCGATTATTTTCGACGCGCTTGCGCCGAACTCCCTTGAGAGCGCCATGATTTATGTGGCTCTCGATACCGTGCTTAACGAGACCTTTGCCGACACAGCGAGCAGAGACTACCTTATCATGCGCTGCGCAGAGCGTGGTATCACACCTCTGCCGGCGACCTGCGCCGTGGGTATCGGCGAGTTCAGTATGGACATTCCTGTCGGCACTCGATTCTCCTGCGATAAATACAACTGGGCCGTGACAGAAAAAATCGAGTCTCTCAAGTATTACCTTACTTGCGAGACCGCCGGCACGGACCCGAACGGCTACACCGGTCAGCTTATCCCTATCGAGTATATTGAGGGACTTGCTACCGCGGAGCTGACGAGTATCGTTATCAACGGTGAAGACGAAGAAGCGACCGAGACCCTGAGACTGCGCTACCTCAACAGCTTTGAGAATCAGTCCTACGGCTTCAATCGCGGGCAGTACATCGAAGTTACCGAGGCTCTGCCCGGCGTCGGCGGGTGCAAGCCCTACCGCGCGTGGAAAGGCCCCGGAACGGTCAAGCTCGTTATTACGGGAAGCGATTACCAGCCGCCTTCCGATACCCTTATCAATACCGTGCAGACGGCTATCGACCCGACGCAGAACAGCGGCAACGGTATCGGCCTTGCCCCTATCGACCATGAGGTTACGGTCGTCGGCGCGGCAGGTACTACGGTCAATATCTCTACGACCTTGACCTTCGCCTCGGGCTGGAACTTGACCGAGTGCCTCCCGTACATTCAGAACGCTCTTGATGCCTACTACCTCGAGCTCAACTCGATGTGGAGCAAAGAGGCTGGGCTGATTGTCCGCGTATCGCAAATCGAGTCGAGACTCCTTGCGCTCGCCGGTATCGCCGATATTTCCGGCACGACCCTGAACGGTCAGGCGGGAAATCTCACACTCGATAAGGACGCGGTTGCCGTGAGGGGGTCGTTCACAAATGCGTAACTTCAACAACATCAGGACCATCGACCTCAAAGAGTATCTTCCCGACGTGCTGAAAGACGTGCAGGAAATGCGGGCAATCATGGAAGCGGAGACCCCGGAGGTACAAGCTATCTGGGACGCCTGCGAGGACTGCATGAACGACCAGTTTATCTCCGAGGCCACCGAGAACGGTGTGGCCCGCAGAGAGAAAATGCTGGGTATCACGCCCTTTGCGACGGATACTCTTGACGACCGCAAGCTCCGGCTGCTCAGCCGGTACAATGAAAATATTCCGTATACAAGGAAAAGCCTTGCCGCCCTGCTTGAGTCTCTCTGCGGGGCGGGAGGCTATATTTTGACTATCACGACGGCGACCTTTACCGTCAATGTGAAAGTCGCGCTCGGTGTCAAGAAACAGGAGACAATTATCTCCGAGACACTTGAGCGCATTCTGCCGTACAACATGGTTTTTACGGTAGAGCTTCTTTATAACACGTGGGCTAAGGTCAAGCCCTATAAGTGGAGTGAGGTCAAACCGCTCACGTGGAAAGACTTGAAAGAGGAGGTACTTACTTAATGGCTACCTACACAGAAAACTACAAGCTGAAAAAGCCGGCGCCGGAAGACTTCGCGGACATCGCAGACCTCAACGAGAACACGGATAAAATCGACGCCGCGCTCAAGGACAAGGCGGACCTCGACGAGTCCGGCAAGCTGAAAGAGAGTCAGCTTCCGAGTCTGTCCTTTATCCCTACTTCGCAGAAGGGCGCCGCTGGAGGCGTCGCGAGCCTCGGCTCTGACGGTAAGGTCCCTTCGGGACAGCTTCCCGCTATGGACTATATCCCTACCTCTCAGAAAGGCGCAGCGGGAGGCGTCGCGAGTCTGGGCTCTGACGGCAAGATTCCCGAATCTCAGCTCGGCACGGTCGGCATACCACCTCAGATTATTGCCACGATTCCGAGCGGCAGCTCCGTCACCTGCAAATGCGGCTCTAAGACCTTGACCGCTACAAGCACCGGCACGGTGACCTTCAATCTGACGGGGTACGGTACATGGGTCGTGACGGCTACAAAGGACGGCCAGACCGCTACCGAGAGCGTTGTCGTGGACGATGTGAAGCAGTATAAAATCTCGCTCTCCTACTTCTCCGCTACGCTGAAAGTAACCTCGGACTCCGGCGCTACCGTTACCGCCACGAACGGCACGAAGACCTTCTCCGGCACCGTGCCTACGAGCGGTGTGCTCTCCCTGACGATTACCGCGTCCGGTACCTATACCGTTACCGCTACAAAGAGCGGAGAGACGACCGACCCCGTGAGCGTGGCAATCACGACCTCCGGGCAGACCTACTCCGTCGAGTGTCTGTTCTTCAACAGCGTGCTCTCTAAGAACACATGGGCGCAGATTGCTAAGGCGTCTGCTGCGGGCAAGGCTTCTCAGCTTTGGTCTGTCGGCGATACGAAGGACATCACGGTCGGAAGCGAGACTCTGACACTCGTAATTATGGGCTTCAATCATGACGACCTCGCAAGCGGCGGTAAAGCCGGTATTACCTTCGGCATGAAAAACCTTATGGCAACTACGCGCCGAATGAATGCCTCGAATACAAATAGCGGTGGCTTTACCGGCTCTGAAATGTACTCGTGGCTGCAAAACACGCTTTTGCCGACTCTGCCGTCCGACCTGCAGGCGGTGCTCAAGAGCGTCAACAAGAAGACCTCCGCAGGCAGTCAGAGCTCGACTATCAACACAAACTCGATGAAGCTCTTCCTCTTCTCCGAGATTGAGATTTTCGGCTCGACTACCTACTCGAAAGCCGGTGAGGGCTCGCAGTACAGCTACTTTGCTACCGCCGCGAACAGAATCAAATACCTCTCCAACGGCTCCGGGTCTGCGGGCTGGTGGTGGGAGCGTTCTCCTAATGGGAGCAACTCCAACAACTTCTGCAATGTGGGCAGCAACGGCGACGCGTACGTTAACGGCGCCAGCCACGCCAACGGCGTTTGCTTCGGCTTCTGTGTTTGATCTACTATCTTTAGTCAATCCGGGGCCCTTGTGGCCCCGGTAGGAGGTAAAAGCTAACTATGTCAGTTTATAAAGCACTGCGAGGAGACAGCTCGGTCCAGTTCGTAGAGACTGCGCGCAAGCTCGCCGTGCATACAAGAAAATGCTGCCTGAAAATGCCGAAGAGGTACACCTTCTACGGCGCTCAGGAGCTAAGCGCTCTCGCCGATACCGTCTACAATGAGGTCAAAATGGCGAACAGCGTTTTTCCCGGAAATCAGCACGAGGCTCAGCTTCGGCGGGACCATCTTATCGAGGCAAACGCCACGCTTCAGGCGCTTATCGGTCAGCTCGGAATTATGGCAGACCTTCTCAAGCAAAATCCTGAAAAGCTGCGCTGGCTCGATAATTCTCTCGAGGAGTGGGCTTCCCTCATCAGTGAGGAGGCTAAGCTAATTTCCGGCGTAAAGAAATCGGATAAAGAGCGATTCAAGAATCTGCCCTGACCGATATACGGGTCCTGTCATGATACTGTTGTCTTGTCCTGCGAACTGGTGGTGGGAGCGTTCTCCTAATGGGAGCAACTCCAACAACTTCTGCAATGTGAACAGCAACGGCAACGCGAACAATAACAACGCCAACAACACCAACGGCGTTTGCTTCGGATTCCATAAGGAATCAGGTCCGACGTAGTAAGCGGGAAACCGCCGAAATCAGTACCTTTATGGAAGGATGACTCGTACCCTGCCTTTTGGCTAAAACACTCCTTTGATGTAGTCGCTCGGACGCTGCTTGCATGGCACGGTTTACGCGGACCGTGTTTCATGGGCGGTACTACTATGCAGTTACTTTTACGCGTGAAATCCTGCAACACTGTACAAAGGGGACAATTTTTAATGACAAGCGAAGAAAGACACGAGGCTCGCTATCGGGGGCGAGTCAAGAAACGGCAAGAAAGACGCCTCGCTCTTAGCAAATCCTGCGGAGATTTTGAGGACGTCTTTTCTTATGAAAACCTATATCAATCCGGGCATATCTGCTGCCGCGGCGTTAGCTGGAAAAGCTCCACGCAGACTTACCGCTTTAATCTCGTAACGAATACGGCCGCAACTCGGCGCGCGCTTCTCGACGGGACATATAAGAGCCGAGGCTTTATCGAGTTCGACCTCTACGACCGAGGGAAAATGCGGCACATCAGGAGCATTCATATCAGCGAGCGCGTTGTGCAGAGGACGCTCTGCGATAAGGTCATCAACCCGACCTTAAAACCGTCGTTCATCTATGACAACGGCGCAAGTACCGAGAACAAAGGAATCGACTTCGCTCTCAACCGCCTTTCCTGCCACCTGCAAAGGCATTACAGAAAGTACGGGCGGGAGGGCTATGTTCTTCTCTTTGACTTCTCCAACTACTTCGCCAACGCGCAGCATTGGCCTGTCAGCCGTGAACTGGCAAAGCGCGTGCATGATGTGAGAATTAGGGCTCTCGCGAACGAGTGCCTCGATAATTTCGGGCCCATCGGTTACGGGCTCGGAAGTCAAATCTCGCAAACTGCCGCTCTTATGCTGCCGAATAAGCTCGACCACTTCATCAAGGAAAAGCTCGGCATTAAGGGCTACGCCAGATATATGGACGATGGCTATCTGATTCACCCGAGCAAGGAATACCTCAAAGAGTGTCTTACTCGCATGAAAGAGGTCTGTGATTCTCTCGGCATTATTCTTAATACGAAAAAGACAAAAATCAAGAAGCTCAGCGAGGGCTTCAAGTTCCTGCAAATCCGCTTCAAGCTGACGGAGACCGGGAAGGTGCTTCGCAAAATGAGTTTTGAAAGTATTAAGAAAATCCGGCGCAAGCTCAAGAAGTTCAAGCGCTGGAATGTCGAGGGCAGAGTCGTGAAAATCGCCGGCAAGTTCGTCCGGCGTGTATTCCCGCTCTCAGATATTTGCAGCGCCTATGAGAGCTGGCGCGGACACATGAAGCGAGGAAACAGCTTCCATGCCGTCGAACGCATGGACCTATATTTTAAGAAACTGTTCGGATTCCACCCGAACAATAAAATCGAATGGAGGAAAGCGCTATGTACTTAATCACAAACTCGGCAAATCTCATTGTCGAAATCTGCGAGCACCCCTGTTATGTTCGCAGGCAGGCAAACGGCATCGTCGTTCTCAGCGAGCAGGACAAAGCCGACGCGATTTACTCGAACGACTCCAACACCTTCTGGCCCACACAGCAGGTCGGGTATCTCTGCGACCGGCATACCCTCGTTGAGGTCGAGAGTGTTCCCGCGGAAGTTGTCGCCGGCTTCTACTTCTACCATGCGGGCGAGTTCTACACGACTGAGGCGAATCTGACCGCCCTCGCAAAAGCACGGGCTCCGGAGCTCGCGAGTCTTGTTTTCGTGAAAATGGCAGAGACAGAACAGCTCGACGACGCGACTCTCACGGAACACGCCGAGCAGTTTTCGGAATGGGCATACCCGGTAGCTTATGCGGTCAAGGCGATTTGCTCTTACAAAGGAAAACTGTACCGCTGCGTACAAGCGCACAGCTCGCAAGCAGATTGGACGCCGCCGGCTACCGCAAGTCTTTGGAAGGAAATCGGAGACCCTACGGCCGAGTACCCCGAATGGTCTCAGCCCCTCGGCGCGCATGACGCCTACGCACTCGGCGATAAGGTTGCGCACAACGGCAAGCACTGGGTAAGTACTGCCGCGAATAATGTTTGGGAGCCGGGGGTCTACGGCTGGGAGGAGGTTACTGAATGACGGTTTATCAATGGCTCTGCCTTTTGGGCGTGCCCGCGCTCATTGCGGCCATCTTCAAGTATCTGCACTCCCTCGTCAAGAAGAACGCTCTGGACACGGCTGCGGTAAAGGCGGGACTGCAAGCCTTGCTCAGGTCGCAGATGATTAGCGACTACAACAAATGGGAGGAACGCGGCTTCGCTCCTATCTACGCCCGGGAAAACTTCGAGAACTGCTGGAAGCAGTACCACTCCCTCAGCGTGAACGGCGTTATGGACGACCTCCATAACAAGTTCTTAGAGCTGCCGGTCTCGCCGCCTGATGAGAGCTAAGAAACGAGAGTTTTCCAAAATCATAATCGCCATCGTCGGGACCGCTACGGGTATCGTAACGGTCTTTACTTTGGCCGTCGTTTGGAAAACCGGCGACACTTCGCCGCCATCTTCGCCGAGCTCGCTACCGCGACCGGCTTCTACTACAGTAAGGCGAAAGCCGAAAACCGAATCAAGCTCCGTAAGAAGTACGGGCCTGATATATACAATGATTCAAAGGAGGACTAAAACCATGTTAGAAAGCGTACTGCAAAACCTTATCAACATCGGCTGGGCCATGCTTATCTTCCTCGCCGCATACCTCGCGAACGTTGCCTTTTCGCTCTGGTACAACATCAAGATTCTGCATGAGTCCTTTGACAAGGACAAGCTCATTGCGAGCGGTCTCAAGATTCTGACCTTCGTGGTCGGGCTGACGCTGCTTTGCACGGCAATCACGACTCTGCCCCTATTCGCAAATCAAGTCGGCTGGGCGATTCCCGAGGAGTATTCCGACCTCTTCGCGGACCTCATTATTATCGGCGCCGTGCTGCTCGTGGCCTGCAAGTACATCAAGGAGGCCTTTACTAAGTTCGTGGCTATCCTGAACGCTAAGACAGAAGGAGGTACCGAAAATGAGTAACAGCCCACTCGTAAGCTATACGAAAATCTCGCCGAATAAATCGAGCCCCCGTAACCACAAAATCGATACCGTAACTATCCATTGCGTGGTCGGTCAATGCTCGGTCGAGACCCTCGGCAACGTGTTCGCGCCTACTTCTCGGCAGGCGTCCAGCAACTACGGTATCGGCTACGACGGCCGTATCGGCATGTATGTCGAGGAGAAAGACCGTTCGTGGTGCTCCTCGAATGCGGCGAACGACAACCGCGCAATCACGATTGAGGTCGCCAGCGATACCAAAGAGCCTTACGCCGTTACGGATAAGGCCTACGCCGCTCTTATCGACTTGCTCGTCGACATTTGCAAGCGCAACGGTATCAAGGAGCTCAAGTGGAAGGCCGACAAGTCTCTTATCGGTCAGCCGGACAAGCAGAACATGACTGTGCACCGGTGGTTTGCAAATAAGAGCTGCCCCGGTACATATCTCTACGAACGGCACGCTCAGATTGCCTCTGAGGTCAACAAACGCCTCGGGAGTACGAATATCAAGCCCGGGCCTGAAAAGCCGTCTGTGGGCTTGTATCGCGTCCAGACGGGTGCCTTTAAGGTCAAGGCAAACGCAGACGCCATGCTGGCTAAGGTCAAGGCGAAAGGCTTCGACACCTACATGGTGAAGGTCGGAGACCTCTACAAGATTCAGGTCGGCGCCTTCAAGGTCAAAGCGAATGCGGAGGCTACGTTGAAGAAGCTGCAGGCGGCAGGCTTCTCGGCCTTCATCACTACGGAGCAGGGCGCCGGTAAATCGGTCGACGAGCTTGCCAGAGAAGTCCTGCAAGGCAAGTGAGGCAACGGCGCAGAGCGTAAGAAACGGCTTGAAGCTGCGGGGTATGACTACGCCGCCGTACAGAAAAAAGTAAATCAGCTCACCTAAGAGATGGCGGCTTGTAATATTAAATGCGAAAGAACAAATACCACGTCGAATGACGGGTACGCGTTCTATCGCATTTATTTTTTTACCATAAGAAGCCCGAAAGCGCAAGGAGGACGCGAAAATGAAGCACGTTTCTTTTGAAGAGTACGAAGCCGCGAAAGCCGAAATCATCGGTGGAGTTCACTACATCGAGAAATCCACGATGGAAAACGACGTGATTCACAAGACCTATTCCACCGAAGAGAACGGCACGTTCTACGAGGTGAACGACAAAGGCCGCGTCGAGTTTTGGAGCGACAAGCATTCCGAAAGCCGGATTTACGACGAAAACGAGCGGGCCACCGAAACGGACAAAAAGGCGGGGCCGGGCTACGGCGATTTGCTGGCGGAGAGAATCAGAGCGAACGCCGACGCGTCGAAGCTGACCGACTTTGAAAAGTTCGTCCTTGACCGCGGCTATATGTTCGCAACGGAAGCCGACTTGAAAGCCGGGTACGACCGCAAATGGAAAGCGAACCACGGAATCGCCCTAACGCTGGAAGAGTTCACGGCGGAAGCGGAATGCAGGGGCCGCAAGCTGGACACCTTGCAGGAGGTTTACCGGGTCATTTCGGAACACATCAAGGCCGGGCGGCTGACCGCGGGTGCGCTGATGGACTATGCGTATTACGCATGGTGTCTGAGAAAGCCGGAAGCAATCATCGCGTATCAGATCGGAACGGGAAAAGACACGCCGGTTCACCAGAAATGGGCGGTCAATAACTGTTCGCAGGAAATCACGGAAGCGGAAGCCCGCGTTGCAGTTTGCGAAGAATTCGGGTTCGAGGTTAGCCGGGTCCGCATCATCGGGACCCCGTACTACGACGCGACCGACTGGAATTTCATTCGGTTTGACTGCGCCGGGCGGTGCTGGTTGATGAAAAATGCTTCCCTCTATCCTGTCTACGAATAAAAAAGCGGAGGGGCGGCGAAAGCCTGCCGCCCCTCCCGGAAAGGTGGTAAGGAATGGGCTGTATTTTTAGGCCGGAAGCGCTTTCGTGGGAGGACATCGACGGCGGGCGCGGCGAAATGACGATGGAAGCAATCAGGAACTTCATAAGCGAATATTGCTATCCTGACGAATACGCCGACTATGGCGACGATGAAGAACTACCAAACGAACTTGTTTTCTTTGCGGAAATGTGGGAAAGGCTGGACGGTTACTACACGCCGATTTCAGACAGTTTCCAAACGGCGGCGGTTCTTTCGCTGATTGACGGCGCATTTTTCGACAGCATGGCGGCGGATAGAATTGCCGAAAAGCTGACAAAATCGGCAACAAAGCCGGATTTGGTGCGGATTATTACGCACGTCGCAAGCGCCTATTGTTGGTATGTATCGCTGAAAGCGCGTGTCGAAAAAGCAAAAGGCGAAGAATAAGCCGCAACGGTGAAAAGAAACGGGGTGAAATGGTGCGGCAGTACAGATACATAGACTTTCAGGACCGCAAGGAGATTTCCACGCGATACCTGAACGGCGACCGGGTGGCAGACATCGCCGATGGGCTGGGTATGGCAACGGCTACCGTCTACCGGGAGTTGAAACGTGGCGAAACGGGCGGGCTTGACCGCAACCAGCGGAGAGCATACAACCCCGTTCTTGCACAACAGCGCGTGCAAGAGAACTTCAAACGCCGCGGCAAAACCGCGGTCAATTCGTAAAGGAGGTTCCACGGTGAACAATTTTGAAGAAATCACGAAGAACCCGGAAACGCTGGGCGCTTTCTTGCGGGGCCTGCCCGTCATTGAAGCGCCGTGGGACGAAGCATTCCAGCGGAAGTATTGCGCCGGGTGTGGGAAAGTCAGTTGTGACGATGGTAGCCCTTGTCCGTATGAGGACAAGCGGAACAATCCGCTTTGGTGGCTGTCACAGGAGAGCGGAAAGGCGGCGGAGGTATGAGCCGAAAGGAACAGTACCCCGGCGGGGTCAAGCTGACGGCGAAGACGGCCCGCACCCTCGCAATGCAGGAATTCGGGACCGCCCGCGGCCTGACGAAAAGTACGTCATTCGTCGGCGCGTACTTCATGGAGTTTGGAAACCTGCGTATCGAGATTTGCGCGGACACGGCTTGCATTGCTGTTCGCGTGGTTCTGGCCCACGGTACGGGTTCCAGCGTGAAATACTTTGACCCGGACACCCTGCAAGAGAACTTCAAGGCTATCGACAAACACCGTGAAGACGAAGACCGCGCCATTATCAGTGATTGGGTCAACCTGAACGGCCCGGAATACTGCCGGAAGCAGGTTGAAGCGATTTGGGAACAAGGAGGTTGACAGCGTGGTAGGAAACGGAAAATACATCGCAAAAGAAGCGACGAACGGCGTTATTTACGACAGCGCCGGACAGATCGCACATAATGGGTTGTTGGAGATTTGCCCGTTCTGCGGCGAAATGAACAACCATTTTGGAAGCGGCGGAAGCGTGAACATTTGGACGGTTGGCGCGATTGAACGCAGGGAGTGTACGAAGTGCCGAAAGCAGTTCCACAAAATCAGCTTGACGGTTCCGCCCGATGAAACACCGGAAGCGTTCTATTTGCGGGTCATAAAGGCGGTGACAGCATGAAACGTCAATTCTGCTTGCCCTGCTTCCTCGAAATCAAGAAAGCCGGGAAACACGATATTGAGCGTGTCCGCCGCGGCGTGAATATGAAAATCACCTGTTGGCGGTGCAAGCGCCGTTGTTTCGGGGCCGAATACGAGATTTCCCGGAAAGGCGGTGTGTCCCGTGACAACGGCTGATTTGAAGCGGGCTTTCATGGACGAACGCCCGGTACGGTACAACGGCATCACCTACCAGCGAGTAACAGCGGTGATTTACCGCAAGACCCCGGACAAAACCGGGTTGCTGGTACAAGGTGAACTGCTGGACAAGAACGGACGTGCCGTTATGATCGCGGCGGCGGAGCGAATCGAAGTGGAGGAACCGAAATGACACAAGAGATTATCACAATCACCGTTGAAGCCGGGCAAATGACCGCCCGGCGGAAGTCCCGGAAAATCGCCCAGCGCCGCCCGGTTCCCGTGTGGGCTATCGTGAAGTATGCGGCCCTGACGATTGCCGGAATTATGTTGTTTCGTGAGGGTGCGGCCCGTGCGCTGGCCTACCGCGGCTATTTCGCCGTCGGCGGAGAGGTTTTCGCCCTCTTCCTCCCGGTTTTCTATTACTGCCTTTCCCGGACGGTCCGGGACCTTATCACGGACATAAAAAACGGCTTCAAGCCGGAATATGAGGAGGACTAAACCATGAAGAAAATTTCGCAGATCGAAACGGGCGGGCGCTTTCTGTACGGCGGCGTTGAGTGGGTCAAGCTGTACGCAGGCGACGGAACCGTTGCGATTTCCGCCGAACCCGTCTTTGAACGCGCTTTCGACGAAGACAACAAGAACGATCGGCGTTCTTCTTCCCTGCGCCGCGAACTGAACGGCGCGTTCCTCGACGCGCTGGTTGCAGAGGGCGCGGACCGGGCGGCGTTCCTCGATTGGGAAAGCGACCTGACCGCCGATGACGGTATGACCGACTACGGGACCGCCACCGACAAAATCGCTTTGCTGTCGGACAAGCTGTATCGAATGTTCCGCGGCATTATCCCGCGCGTGGACGCGTGGTGCTGGAACCTGACCCCGTGGAACTGTGACGCGTCCGACTCTTTCAGCGTCCGCGGCGTCCATTCCTCTGGCGCGATGGGCTGGGGCAGCGCTTACAACGGCTACGACGGCGTTCGCCCGCTTTGCTATCTGAAATCCGAAATCTTGGTATCTGTCCCCGGAGAGGACGACGAAGAGAAAAACGTTGAAGTCGCCGAAGAGGACCGCGCACAGCTTGTTCTTATCGCAAGCGACAGAATTTTGAATGCCCTGAATGAATACCCCGTGGAAGTTTGGGGCGAAGCGCTGGGCGCGACTGTGGCTTCTCTGTTCACGTCGAAGCAGGACGCGGCGCAGATCGCGCAGGAAGACAAAGACAAAGCGGCGGAGGTCTGAACCCCCGCCGTCGTGAAAACTGGATAAAGAAAAACCGCCCCGCGTTTGCTTGGGAGAGCAGACGCGAAGCGGGTTCCGCCGATGAAAATATATCAGCTATCAACCTACCGTTAGTATATCAAAAACGGCGGAAAAAGTCAACAAATAACGCCGTTTTTGCGCGGCGTGGCGGGCTTGTAATGGGTATTAACGTTCCTGCGATTAGCCTTGTCACGCATGACAACAGGACCGGGAAGAAAGACACGCCATATCCGGTGTTCTTCCTACCTGCATAGACAACTACACACGCCGGAAGTAAAGCCCCGCCCGCTTCCTCTACCCGCAAAAGGAGTGAAGCAAGTGCGAAGTTTTATGCGAGAAAAGAAAATCTACTGCGGAAAGCATTATCGGGAGGTAGATATATACCCCTACACCGCCGCGCAACTGACAGCATCTACGCGCGGGAAGAGGTCAAAGAAAATCAAGGAAACAGAGCCGAAGCAAAAGAACCTGAATGACAAGAACGCCCGCCGCTACTTCACGCAGACGGCGAACCTGAATTTCGGTTCTGACCCGGAAGCCCTGCACGTTACAGCTACATACAGCGGAAAATATCTGCCTGACACGGTGGAACAGGCCGAACAGGAAGCAACAAACTTCCTACGCCGGGTCCAGTACCGCCGAAAGAAAGAGGGCTTGCCGCCGCTAAAGTACATGATCGTTACCGCCTACACCACGAAGCGAAACAGCGAAACCCCCGTTCGTATTCATCACCACATCATTATGAACGGCGGGCTTGACCGTGACGTTGTGGAAGACCTGTGGAGAAAACGCAGGCGCAAGGGACAGAAAAAGGGCGACAAAATCGGCTTTTGTAATGCTGACCGCCTGCAAGCCGATGAAAACGGCATAGCCGCCCTTTGCACCTACCTTGTGAAGCAGGGGTGCGGGAAAAAGCGGTGGAATTCCTCGCATAACCTCGAAAGGCCGTACAGCCGGACGAACGACGGCAAGTACAATCGCCGTCAGATTGAGAAGTGGGCGAAAGAACACCCGCCCCGTGAGTTTTGGGAAAAGAAATATCCCGGCTGGACCCTGACAGACGATGACTACGGCGTTCAGTACGAATACAACGACTTCACGGGCTGGGCGGTCTACCTGAAATTGCGAAAGAAAGAGTAAAGAAAGGGGCTGTTCAATATGGCAAGGCCGTTCAAAATCTGCCCGGACTGCGGCGCACACCTCGACGCTTCCGAACCCTGCGACTGCAAGGACGCAATCGAGCGGGAGCCGCCGAAGCCGCGGGAGCGGTTGAAACTGCTTGCCGTCTGCCGGGAGGTAGACAAGGAAAGCGGGCGCGTCAGCGTTTACCCGCTTGACCTCGAAATCACAAGTGAAATCCTTGCAAGCCTGAAAATGCGGGCGCAGTTCAACCCGGAATTGCGCTACTTCACGACCACGACGGCACGTTGGGACCGCTACGGCGAAGTCATGGCGGGTATCCTGAAACGCCGCACGGTGAGCCGGGCCGATTTGGACAATATCGGGGGTATCTGCGAGATATGAGAAGAAATGAGCTGACCCCGGAAGAACAGGAAGTCGAAGAAATGAAGCAGGCCGCGCGGGTCATCAAGGAAATTTGCGACCGCAGGACGGCGGACGACGCTTGTTCGCTCTGCCCGTTCTGCGATATGTGCCGCACGGAACCTTACACATGGGAGGTATGACAATGACGGAGCGGGAACGCCTGTTAGAGAAGATACGCAAGGTTCAAGCCCTTGCAAACCGCGGCGCAGACGGTGAAAAGAAGTCAGCCGCCGCCCTGCTTGACAAGCTGATGAAGCAATACGGCATCGACGAAGCCGAAATAGCGGAAGAGCGTTTGGAAAAGTGCTTCTTCCGTTACAAGACCCCGTATGAAAGAAAACTGCTGGTTCAGGTGATTTATACCGTGACCGGGAAAATTCCCTTTAAGTGCGTCGGGTCATATTCAGGCCGCGCACGAAAGCAAGTCGGAATTGACTGCACCGCGGCGGAACGGCTGGAAATCGAATTCAGCTATGAGTTTTATAAAGCCGCGCTGGAAGAGGAAATGGAACGATTCTATTCGGCGTTCCTGATGAAGAATGACATCTTCCCGCCTGCTTCCAAAAAGGCCGAAGAAATCCCGGCGGAGGAAATCAGCCGAAGCGAAGCCCTTAAACTTCAAGCGCTTATGGCGGGTATGGGCGACCACACGCGCCGCCCTGTATTGGGAAGCGGGGTGGGACCGTGATAGACAACCAACGCGCCGCCCTGCGGTATCAAAACAAAGTCAACAACGCACAGGGCCACTTTTTCGAGAGTGCAATAAAAGCCGCCTGCGCCCTCTATTCTGACCGGGAGCGGGCCGACGTAGACAAAACCCCTGAACCGTTCCGCGTTCTGGAAAAGAGCCGCGACGGAAAGTTCAAGGGCCGCTTTACCGCCCGCGCACAGCCGGACTTTCAAGGAACGCTTGACGGCGGGCGCTCCATAGTCTTTGAAGCGAAGTACACAACGACAGATCGTTTGAAGTGGGACGTTCTGACACAGGAACAGCGGGACACGCTGGAACGCCACGCCCGGCGGGGTGCGCTTGCCGCAGTCTGCGGCGGGATTGGAAACGACTTCTTCTTTGTCCCGTGGGCGGTATGGCGGGACATGAAAGAACATTTCGGCAGAAAGTACGTTACCGCGGCGGACCTCGAACAATGGCGGGTCCGCTTCAATGGGGCGGTGCTATTCCTCGATTACGTCCACCACGAAAGGAGCGGGACACCATGAAAAAACAGCACACACAGAAAATGACGGTCCGCGTCACGGCACAGACGGCCTACAACCTCGAACGTCTTATGCTTATGAGCGGGCAGAAAACGCCGGGACGCGTCGTCGATAAGCTGGTTCGTGAAAAAATGCTTGCCCTGCGGGGCCGAAACATCGAAACGGAGGAAACGAAATGAAGTATGACTGCATGAAGCCTGAATGGGCCGACAATGAGCCTTGCCCGCTCGACACGGGCGAACTGGAAAACTGCGCCGAATGTGTGTGGGCGCATGAACGGGAAACGGAGGGCTGACAATGCGTGCCGGAATTCTGCTAATCGTTCTTTATTGGGCGCTGTTCACCATTCGAGCGGGTTTGCAACCGAAAGTGGCGGCGGAGGTCAAAGCGGCGACCTACGACATGAAACGGGCATCGGGCCTTGAAAAGCTGGAACACACCCGCCGCCTGCAATGTTGGACCGTGGCAAAGTGGGCCTTGCGCGTCTGCGGCTGGGCTGAAAACGTCCTGTTGGGCGTGGTTATCCTGTGGGTTGCTTTCCTGCTGGGCGCAGTCCTGACAGGAACCGTCATTGTATTTGGCTACCCGGTGTAAAGGAGCGTTATCTATGAAGCTGACGAAGTGTGAGCAATGCGGCGGACCGACGGCGGAGGGCCTGCCCCTCTGCCCTGACTGCATGAGAGCAACGGGCGCGGCGGCGGACCAAATCGCCGCGGCGGAGGAACTGCGGGACATTGCACGGGTCCTGTCCATCACGGCGAACACGGACGCAAACATTCGTGAAGCAATCGTCGGAATTTTGAATATCGCCGAAAGGCTGGAAAGAGGGAAATAAAATGGAACTTCTGCAATTCGTGTTTTCAAGTTTTTGGGTTTGGCTGGGCTGTGTGGTCCTGATTGTCGCGGCGGGTGAAGCTGTGGCGACCGCGGCGGCGGGGTTCCGTCAGAAGCGTAAAGTTTCCGTATACCACGTCGGCGACGTGACGCGGGTTGAAGTGGAGAACGCGGGCCGCGCCGACATTCCGGCGGCGGTAAAGGCGTTGAACGAGCAGGCGGCGGAGGTAGACGAATGAAGCTGAAAAAGGTTCTTTCTATCTGCAAGACGAACGGGCTTTATTACCTGTATGACCGCATCGACAGATCGGGAGAAATCACACAATGGTTGGGCGACGCCTGCGCCCTCTATCCTCTGGACGGCCTGCCTATTCTGGACGAAGAAAGTTTCTGCGCCGTGTTCGATATTACCGGGAAGCAACGCGAAAAAATTCTTTTCCGGCATGAGCGCTTGCCGGAACACCTGAACGTCGAGGACGTGGCGGCGGGCGACAAACTGGTTCGGGAGTACGAAACGACCTTTATCAATGGCGGGTTGCGCTTGAAGCCGCTGAAAACGAACAACGGCGTTATGTTCATTCGGAGCCTGTACCTTTCGCCGCTGGAAGACGTTATCGACATGGTGCAATTCTACGAGCGGACCACGCCGCAGGGCGGTTCGTACATCGTCGCAAAGGCCGGGTTCCTGACGGCGGCGGTCATCATGCCTTATGTCATTAGTAAGAAATTCGCCGACGAACTGGAAGAACTGTCCTATCAATGCCGCCACTTCCTGAACACCCGGAGCGCATTCACCACCCCGGCGGCGGAGGACGAAGAAGAGCCGGACGAAAACCAGACGACCACGTTTGACGCGGAAACGGCGGAGGTTCAAGAATGAACGCGGCGCTTTTGAGCAGTAAAAAGATGGACTATTGCACCCCGCAAGACTTTTTCGACCGCCTGAACGAAGAGTTTCATTTTACGCTTGACGCGGCGGCGACCGACAAAAGCGCAAAATGCCCGGCGTACTACACCACGGAAACCGACGGACTGAAAAGCCCGTGGAATCTTGCGGGGGGGGGGGGGGACCTGTATTCTGCAACCCTCCATACGGGCGCGAGGTTGGGAAATGGGTTCGCAAAGCCTACGAGGAAGCCCAGCGCGGCGCAACCGTCGTTCTTCTGATTCCGGCCCGGACTGACACGACATACTTTCACGACTACATATATGGGCGGGCGGAAATCCGCTTTGTGCGCGGGCGGTTACGCTTCACCGATGAAGAGGGCAAAGCATACGCCGCGGCCCCGTTCCCGTCTATGGTGGTCATCTACAACGGAAACAAGGAGGTTCAGGAATGAAAGCCTTTACCGTGTATCAGCCCTACGCACACGCAATCGTAGCAGGGGTCAAGCATTATGAAACCCGACCCCGGCGGACGCATATTCGGGGCCGCGTCGCTGTCCACGCCGGGCGGCTGGACGAAGTGCAAGCGACAAAGCATCTGACGAACGGTGAGTTTTGGGCCGTACTGGAAGCCGCAGGCGGCGGCGGAAACCTGCCGCGGGGCGCAGTCATCGGAACCGTTGAAATCGTCGATTGCGTGCCTGTGGAAGAACTTGTGGACAGTTTGGATAACCGGGAACGCCTGTTAGGTGATTATTCGCCGGGGCGGTTCGCGTGGGTGCTTCAAAACCCGGTTATGTTCAAAACGCCCATTCCCGCCCACGGGAAACAAGGGTGGTGGAATTGGGAGGAATCGACATGAAGTGCCGCGAATGCGAATTTGCATCGGTCCACACATACCCGCGCAATGGAAACGGCAACAGCGCCCACGTCGGGCATTTCGGGCAGGAAGCGTCTTTCTGCAATCACCCGCAATGCCCGCCGCCGGGTCCGCTACTGTTCTACGGGAAGACGGCCCCGCGCTACTGCCCGTTGAGAAAGAAAGGTGAAAATACATGAACTATCGACCGAAAGTTGTTCGTTGCCGCCTGAAAACGGGCGGCAAGAGCATTCCACAAATCCGGGAGGAATGCAGAGGGCAAGGCTTGACCTACCGGGACTTTGAGAATATCCAGAGATCGAACGAAGAGTTCGACGGGCTGGTTGTCCTGCTTTCCATGTGGGCCTACGACAACCACGCAAGCTATCACCTGCATAATTGGGACCCGGCAGACGACGAAAGAATGATGATGGCGATTTACTACGCCGAACAGGTACACCCGTTCCCACGCTACAAAAACGACCTTGCGAAATTCAAGGCGGATTGGGCGGCGCAGGCATACGACCCCGGCGGCGCGTCCCTGACGTTCGCCCCGGCGGACGTGGAGGAACTGGAAGTTCTATGCGAGGAAGCGACGGAGCCGGAACCGCCCGCCCCTCCCGCTCCAAAGCGGAAAAAGCATAAGCGGCGGCGGAAGTAAGACCGGGAGCCACTGACAAACGAAACGGAGGTAAAAGAAAATGAAACTTGCGGCATTCAACGCCGTTTGCCCCTTTGAGATCGGCGACAAAATCGGCATGAGGAAGAACGCCTGCGCGGTGGGCGGCAGAACGCTTGACGTTATCGTTGAACGGACTATCACCGACATTGTGTGTATGCACTCCGTCAAAGCCGGAACGGTGAAGTTCCTGTACGAACTGGACAACGACGGGCGTTTGGTAGAAATCGTTCGTTGACCCGCTTTCGAGCGGGAGAACCACAAAAGGAGGTTTAGACGGTGAAAACCATATCAATTATCAACCTAAAAGGCGGCGTTGCAAAGACGCTGACCGCTGACAGCATGGCCCACGTCCTCGCAACGCTCCACAACAAGCGGGTTTTGCTTGTAGACAACGACAAGCAGGGCAACACGTCAAAGGCGTTCGGGGTCCATTCCTACGACGACAAGAGCATTTCGGACGTACTGACCGCCCGGCGGCTGGACCCGCGGGAGGTCATCAAGAAGACCCGGTTCGAGAATATCGACGTAATGCCTGCGAACATGACCTTGATTCGGGCGAACATGGAAGTCCTGATGGACAGCACCCGCCCCCAACAAACGCGCCTGCGGTCCGCCCTGAACGAGATTGCGGAAGAAAACTTTTATGATTTCTGCATCATCGACAACGCCCCGGACATCAACATTTCAACGATAAATGCCCTTGTCGCGTCCGACGACGTGATTATTCCCATAAAGATTGACAAGTACGCCTTTGACGGGCTGGAAGAACTGAAAGAACAAATCGAGGACACACGGGACGACCTGAACCCGCGCTTGCGCCTTGCCGGGTGCTTGATTACCTGCTTTATCCGCGCCGACGCAGAGAAGCAGGGCGAAGCGTGGTTGCGGTCCCGCCCGGAATACCCCGTCTTTGACACCCGCATTCGATATTCGGATAAAGTCACCGAAAGCACCTTTTCGGAAATCCCTATCGTGGAGTACAGCCGCCGGAGCGGAACCGCGATGGACTATATCGCATTCGTTCAGGAATACTTGCGGAGGGGTAAACAATGACGGAGAAAACGGCGGTCCCGGAATACTGCCGGGGCGGGAAGAAAATCCGCGCGTATCAATGCGGGATTTGCGACCGACTGGACGTTGACGACGTTTCCGACAAGCGGTTCTGCCGCGCCGGGTATTGGCCCGGTTGCGGCGACCCTGACGGTTGCCGGGAAGCATTCAAACCGATAACAGGCCGCGGGCGCATCGGCGTTCACCGCTAAAATGTCCGATTCGGACGGAAAGGGGCTATCTATGGGAAGATTTAATTTGAACCAGATTTTGAGTGACACGTCAAAGGCGGCGGCGGGCGGCGGGAGTGCAAAGCCCCGCCCCTCTGAAAGCCGCTATGAGAAATTGAGCGTCTTTGACCTTGTACCGTCGGAGGACAATTTCTATTCCATGCGGGAAATCGGGGAACTGAAAGCGGCAATCGAAATCGCCGGGAAAGTTCTTCAAAACCTTGTCGTCGTTCCGCTGGGCGACGGCAAGTACAAGGTCATTGCCGGGCATCGCCGCCGTCTTGCTTCTATCGAACTTGTGAACGACGGGAAGCCGGAATATGAATTCGTTCCCTGCGTCATCGAACCGACAGAGGAAGCGGCGGACGAACAGGAAATACGCGACGGGCTGGACCTGATTGTTACCAACTCGCAGAGAGAAAAGACCGCGTGGGACAAAATCGAAGAGGTTCGCTATCTGCGGGAAGTTTTGGAAAAAGCGAAGACAAAGCCCCGGTTCGTCGAACTGTTGCGCCGCATCGTCGAAAAGACGTTTGAAGACGGAGAGTTACAGACGGACGGGACCCGCGATTTTATCGCAAAGGTGCTTCATACCAGCACAACGCAGATTGGACGATATGACACCATCATTCGCCATTTGTCCCCGGAATTCACGGAGGAACTGAAAGCGGACCGCATCAACCTTTCGACCGCCTACGAATTGGCGGGCCTGCCTGCGGAGAACCAGAACGCCGCCTTTAAGGAATATCACCTGACCGGGGCAATTTCCATCAAGGCCGCGCGGGAATGGAAACGTCCTGCCCTGCCTGCACCGCCCGCAGAGGACACCGCCACACCTACGCAGGCAGAACGCCCACAGAAAGAGCGGGAACCCGTAGTCGAGCGGGACAAAGTGCCGGACACGCAGGCCACGCCGCCGTATAGCGCCGCTGTGGAGCGGGACACCGCAGACGGGACGCAGGACACGAAGCCGACCGAAAGCACCCAGCAGAGCGCACCACGCCGCCCGCAGGCTACCAGAAGTAGCGAATGCGGGATTTGCCCGTATTGCGGGGCGAAGTTTGACGCGGCAAAAGTTATCGAATACAGCATTCGCGGCGCGGCGGAGGGAAGGCCGCACACCTGCCAACATTGCGGACAGCGGGTGAAAATCTTTTGTTCGGTTTCTTATTTCTGTTCCCCGGCGGAAGAGTGAGGGGCGCAGATGGACGAATACACGACCGATTATCTGGAAGCCGCGGCGGAGGAAGCAGAGCGCTTCCGTGAAGCCGCGATGATACTTGTGGAGCAGGCGGGCGTATCAGCGGAAGAAGCCATATACCGCATTCGAGAAGCGTTGCAGGTCATACGGGACGTAATCACGTCCATTACGGACACACCGACAAACGCAGTTGAAAAACTCATCACGCAAGTTGAAGAAGCCGTAGCACAGGCAGAGCCGAAGCACAGCCGCAGGAAACAGCGGAGGGAGCGGGCCGCGCTGATTGAACGGCGGTACATGGTCCAAATCAGACATTACGAGCGGGCGCACCCTTTCCGCAGGGTATATAAGCCGCCTTGATAGAGCAGGAACAGGAGGAAACGGAGCAATGAAGCAAGAAAGAGTTATTGCTATTCTGGATTTTTACCGGGATATAGATAAAACAGTCACCATGAACGAGCGAGTTATTCGGAACCTTGAAGATCAATACTATTCCACGTTGGGCGCGGTGAATTCCGACGGTATGCCACACGGGAAAGGCGGGGTTTCAAACCCTGTCGAACGCGTCGTGCTGAATATCCCGCAGTCCGTTTCCGACACTATCGCAAATATGCGCCGGGAAAACGAAAGGCTGACCGCGATAAAGGGCGAAATTCTTTCGGAGTTGAACGCCCTGAACTACCGCGAAAAAGCGGTGATTTACGGCTTTTACATAGACGGGCTTCAATGGGAACGTCTTTCGCAACGCGTAAATTACAGCCCGCGGCAATGCCGGAATATCCGAAACATTGCGTTGGATAGATTGGCAAAGCGCTTTGAGCAGAACAAGCGGATTTCCCGCTACGTTTTCCCGGAAAAATAAGATTGCCACCTATTGCCCGTTTTTCCTGCTATAATTGGCATTGTGAAAAGTGAACACAACGATACGGGCGGCGCATTCCTCCACGCCGCCGGAAGCCTGAAAACGGACCATGTTTTGAACATGGCCCGTTTTTTACGCACTTCCGCGGCAACGCCCAGAATGAAAAATGAAAAACAAACGAAAGGGGGCGCGGCGGACGCATGGCAAGAGAGCGAAACCCGGAACGTGACAAAGCCCGGCGGATATGGCTTGATTCTGGCGGAACGCTGACGGCCCGACAGGTTGCGGAGCAAGTCGGCGTAAAGCCTGAACAGGTCCGCAAATGGAAAAGCCTTGATAGCTGGGCGGCGGAACTTGAAGCGCAGAAACCACCGCGGAAGCGCGGCGGACAACCCGGCAATAAGAACGCCGCAGGTGCGGGCGCTCCACACGGGAACCGAAACGCGGAAACCCACGGCGCATATTCAACGGTTCGCCTTGCGGACCTCCCGGACGAACAGCGCGAATACATCGAAAGTATCACGCTTGACACGGGAACGAATATGCTTTCTGAATTGCAACTTCTGATTGCAAAGGAAGCCGACCTGCAAAGCAAGATTGCAAAGATAGAGAACGGCGACCCGGACGCGCTGTATATTGACCGCGTTGTTGAAATGCGTGCGCCAAAGAGTACGGAGCGTTTGGAGCAACAGCAAGAGAAACTGGAAACCCTGCGCCGTAAGCGTGATGACCTGACGTGGGAGATTGACAGCGGCCCGGATGGTAAGCCGCCGTCAAAGGCAAAGCAAAAGCAACTGGACGCATTACAACGCGAAATAGCCGCGCTGGAAGATACCACGGCAGACCGTCAAATGGAGTTGGAGAAATCCAGTTACAAAGTCAATATGCAAACAGTCATCAAGGCAAGCGCGTTTGATCGCGCTATGAAACTGGAAGCCGAACTGAACAAGATACACGGGCGTATCATCAAGCTACTTGATTCTATCAAGGGTTATGAGATGGAAAGCCGCCGCCTGCGCCTTGAAGAGCGCAAATATAATCTTGCGAAGCAAAAACTATCAGGAGCGTTCGACGTTGACCCTGAAACGGGCGAAATCATCGACGAAGTGGACGACCCGTGCGGCGACCCGGAAATTTGAAATAGGTTCTTTCGGCGGAGCCTACGGCCTGCGGGTCCGCGACGCCCGGCGTTTTTTTAGCCACGAAATTTTTTTGAACGCTTCCGGGCCGTGCCGATTTTTTCAGTATGGGGGTGTTTTTTCGAGAAATAAGGGCTTGGGAGGGGTGAAAAACCGTGAAACTTTACGACGTGCGGGCGATTGCCCGGTTTCTGGACGTGTCAGAACGGCGCGTCCGGCAGTTGCGCGACGAAAAAGTGATAGCGGAGGTTCGCCCCGGCCTGTATGACCTGATCGACACGAACCACCGCTATATTAACTACCTCCGAAAGCGAAACCCGGAGGGCGACGAAACCATAGATTACAACACGGAGCGGGCGAAGCTGGTTCGGGCGAAGCGCAAAAACGAAGAGTACGAATTGCAGTTGAAAGAAAATCAGCTTCACGCGGCGGAGGACATCGAAGCCGTTATGACTGATATGCTGGTAAACTTCAAATCCCGGCTTATGGCGATTCCCTCGAAGCTGGCCCCGGTCCTTTGTAAAAAGACGGACAAGGCGGAAATTTTCGCCCTGCTGAAAGACCACATCGACGAAGCGTTGATGGAACTTTCGGACTTCAAAGCAACATTCGGGGAAAGGGTGAAAGAAGATGAAAAAAGCGACGGTTGACCTGTTCACCCGCATTTTCTCCGTTCTGGCCCCGCCCCCCAACATGACCGTTTCACAATGGGCGGACAAATACCGCCGCTTGTCCTCCGAATCATCGGCAGAGCCGGGGCGATGGCGCACGTCAAAGGCCCCGTATCAACGCGAAATCATGGACGCAGTATGCGACATGAGGGTTCAGAAAGTCGTTATCATGTCCGCGGCGCAGATCGGTAAAACCGACGCGCTTATATTAAATCCTATCGGCTACTATATGCACTACGACCCGTCACCGATTATGGTTATGCAACCAACTATTCAGATGGCGGAAACATTCAGCAAAGACCGTCTTTCACCTATGTTGCGCGATACCCCGGTTCTGCGCGACAAGGTGAACGACAAAAGCCGGAACAGCGGCAACACCATTTTGCAAAAAATCTTTCCGGGCGGTCATGTAACGATGGTAGGCGCAAATTCGCCGTCGTCCCTTGCGTCCCGCCCTATCCGCATTCTGCTTGCGGACGAAATCGACCGATACCCGGCGACAGCGGGCAACGAGGGCGACCCTCTGTTACTTGCCGGAAAGCGTCTTGCGACGTTTTGGAATAAAAAAGAAGTCTGCGTTTCGACCCCTACCAACAAGGAAACGTCCCGCATCGCTGTTGAATTTGAACACAGCACGCAAGAAGAATGGAACGTACCTTGTCCGGCCTGCGGAGCATTCACGCCCCTACTGTGGGCGAACATCGTATTTGACCGGGACAAGCTGGACGAAATCGGCTGTACCTGCCCGGCCTGCGGCGTGGTTTCCAGCGAAACGGAGTGGAAAGAACAGTACATCAACGGAAAATTCGTTGCGGCCCACCCGGAACGAAAGGTCCGGGGCTTCCACCTAAACGCCCTTGCTTCCCTGTTCGTGGATTGGCGGGAAATCGTTGAAAAATTCCTGACTGCGAACGAAGAGAAGAAAAAAGGCAACATCGAACTTCTGAAAGTCTGGACAAATACCGAAATGGGCGAAACGTGGGAAGAGGACGGAGAACAGATCGAAACGGACGACCTCTACAAGCGCCGCGAAAAGTATAATTGTGAAGTGCCGGAAGAAGTTCTTGTACTGACGGCGGGCGTTGACGTTCAGGACGACCGCTTTGAAGCGGAAGTCGTCGGCTGGGGCGTGGACAAGGAAAGTTGGGGCATCAAGTATCAAGTCATTTACGGAGATTTGAAGCTAAAGCCCGTATGGGACGAACTGGACCGCTTTCTTTCACAGACGTTCACGACGGCAGACGGAAGACACCTGAAAATCATTTGCGCCTGCGTCGATTCCGGCGGACACTTCACGACGCAGGTTTACCGCTTCTGCAAGGAGCGGACAGCCCGCCGCGTGTTTGCAATCAAGGGCAAGGGCGGCGCGGAAGTCCCGTACTTCAACCGACCATCCACGGCAAACAACATCAAAACCCCGCTTTTCACCGTGGGCGTTGATACAGGCAAGGCGCTTTTATATCAGCGTTTGGCGGTGCAGGAAGAGGGGCCGAATTACTGCCACTTCCCACGGGAGAAAGACCGGGGGTATACGCAGGAATACTTCAAGGGCCTAACCGCCGAAAAAATGGTTATCAGCTACAAACGGGGCAAAGCACAATACGTCTGGACCCTGAAAGACGGCGGCTACAAGCGAAACGAGCCGTTGGACATTCGGAACTATGCGACCGTCGCGCTGGAAATCGCAAACCCGATTTTGAAGCCGCCGGAGCATGACACCACCGCACCCGCCCCGCGGCGGCGCGGCAGGCGTTCACGGACGAACGGAGGAATTATATAAATGGCTACATCACAGAAAGCGCGGCTTGAAATCGCGCGAAAACACCTTGAAGCGTGGCTTGCCGCCGAATTGGAGGTAACAACGCATCAAAGCTATACCATCGGTTCGCGGAGCCTGACGAAAGCCGACCTTTCCGAAATCGGCGAACGCATCAAGTATTGGACGAATGAGGTTTCCCGGCTGGAAAACATCGAAGCCCGCGGCGGAAGAAACCGCGTGTTCCGGGTAGTGCCGCGGGACCTGTGAGAAAGGACGGTGAAGCGGTTTGAACGCATTAGACCGGGTGATTGCCGCCGTGTCCCCGCAAACGGCGGTAAAACGCGCCGCCGCCCGCCGGAAGCTGGATATTCTGGATAGCGGGTATGGAAACTACGGCGCATCACACACGAAGAAATCGCTTGCGGGCTGGCTGTATGGCGGCGGGTCCGCAAAGGAAGATATTCAGGACAATTTATCGACCCTGCGGCAACGTTGCCGCGACCTCTACATGGGCGTTCCGTTGGCGACGGGTGCGCTGAAAACCTGCCGAACAAACGTCATCGGGTCCGGCCTGCGGCTGAAAAGTCAAATCGACTATGAAGCGTTGGGAATGGACGAAGAAGCCGCCCGCGACCTTGAACGCAAAATCGAGCGGGAATTTTCACTGTGGGCCGATTCGACCGCCTGCGACCTTGAACGGCTTGACAACTTCTACGAACTGCAACAACTCGCGTTTCTGAACTGGCTTATGAGCGGTGACGTTATCGCAACATTGCCCGTGACAAAGCGGGCAAATATGCCTTACGACCTGCGAATTTGTCTGATTGAAGCGGACAGGTTGAGCAATCCGAACGGGATTGTTGACCCGCATATCATCGGCGGCGTTGAAACCAACGACGCGGGCGAAGTCGTGGCCTACCATATCAGCAAGCACCACCCTCTTTCGTATGACATGACGGAAACCGGGTGGACGCGCGTTGAAGCGTGGGGCGCAAAGACCGGGCGGCGAAATGTGCTTCACATTATGAACCGGGAGCGCATCGGACAGCGCCGCGGCGTGCCGTTTCTTGCCCCGGTCATTGAAGCGCTGAAACAGCTTGGGCGATATACAGACGCGGAACTTGTCGCCGCCGTGGTTTCTGGTATGTTCACGGTGTTTATCGAAAAAGAATCCGCGTCCAGCGACGGCGGGTTCGGTGAAATCATTCCAGAGGACGCACAAGTAGACGCAGGCGACGACAGCACGATTGAACTTGCCCCCGGCGCAATCGTGGATTTGAACGAGGGCGAAAAAGCACACGACATGAACCCCGGCAGACCGAACACGGCTTTTGACGGGTTCGTTGTGGCTATCTGCCGTCAGATCGGCGCGGCCCTTGAAATCCCCTATGAACTGTTGGTAAAGAACTTCAACGCGTCTTACAGCGCGTCCCGCGGGGCGCTTCTGGAAGCATGGAAAATGTTCCGTATGTATCGGACGTGGCTTGCAAATGATTTTTGCCAACCAGTCTATGAAGAATGGTTCGCCGAAGCTGTGGCAAAGGGCCGCATTCCCGCGCCCGGCTTTTTCTCTGACCCGCTGATACGCAAGGCGTACACGGGCGCAGAGTGGAACGGACCGGCACAGGGCCTTTTGAACCCGGTACAGGAAGTCACCGCGGCGGAAAAGCGCGTGCAGAATGGTTTCTCCACCCGCGACCGCGAAGCTATGGAAATGAACGGTTCAGACTTCTACCGAAACGCCGCGCAGTTGAAGCGCGAAGAAAAAATGTTAAGGGAGGTAAAAGAAAATGGAGAAAACGGCAACGCCGCAGGCAAAACCGAAGAATAAACACTTTTGGAACTTCCAACCAGCAAGCGGGGACAATCCCCCGGAACTCATTCTTTACGGCGATATTGCTTCCGAAACATGGTGGGGCGATGAAGTGACCCCGCGGCAGTTCACGGAGGAACTGGACGCGCTGGGCGCTGTGCCTGAAATCGTGGTACGCATCAACAGCGGCGGCGGTGACGTGTTCGCCGCAAATGCCATTTACACCCGCCTGAAAGACAACGCGGCGAAAATCACCGTGAAAATCGACGGTTGGGCCGCGTCTGCGGCGACGATTATTGCAATGGCGGGCGACAGCATCGAAATCCCCGGAAACGGCGTTTTCATGGTGCATGACCCGGCGTTGGGGCTGTTGGGCTACTTCAACGAAACGGAACTTGCGAAAATGACCGATGAACTAAAGGTCATCAAGCAGTCTATCGTGAACGCCTATACCCTGAAAACGGGAAAGGACGCGGCGGACGTTGCCGCAATCATGGCGGCTGAAACGTGGTACGACGGCAAACAGGCCGTTGATGCGGGTTTCTGCGACAAACTTATGTTTGAGGACGCGGAAACGACCGTGGAAAATGCGGCGAAAGTCGTTGTGAACAGCGTTTCCCTCGACCTGACGCGCTTTCCGAATATGCCTGTATCGTTGTTAAACCGCATGACGGCCCGCACGCCCGGCGGTTTTTCAAATAAAACCAACCATAAAAATACCGAAAAGGAGCGAAACACAATGGACGGAATCGAAAAAATCACTACGGTTGACGGCCTGAAAGCGGCTTTCCCCGACCTGACGCGTCAGATCGAGGACGCGGCGACAACCGCGGAGCGCAAGCGCATTCAGGACATTGAAGACGTGGCGCTTGCGGGCTATGAGAGCATCGTAAACGACGCGAAGTTCAACAACCCCATTGCGGCGGGTGACGTGGCAAAAGCTATCGTTGCCGCGCAGAAGAAGCAGGGCGGAACTTACATCAAGAACCGCGACGACGACGCGCAGAAGAGCGGTGCGGGCGACGTTGGAGCGGGCGCACATGAGGGCGCAGGCGATGACGGCGGCGACAATGACGTTGACAAGGCCATTGACAAGCTGTTCCCCGCGACGAAGTAAAGGAGGAAACACCATGTACGAAATCCAGAAAGACCAGAGCGTACCCGTGAAGTTTTTCGCCGGAGAATACCCCGTCGTTACGGCGGTCAAGGCTGTTGCCACCGGAAAGAGCGTCAAGCAGTACGAACCCGTCAAGCTGACGGACAACGGCATTGAACCCGTTGTAAAAGTCGCCGCAAGCGAAGCCGTGAGCGGCACAAGCACCCCGGCGAAGTCCGAGTATGAGAACACCACGGCGGGCATTTACGGCATCGCCGCGACCGCCGCAGAAGCCGCGGAAGAAGTCGTCGTCTACCTGACGGGCGAATTTTTCGCGGACGCTATCACCTTGCCGGAGGGCGTGACCGCCGATACGCTGGCAAAGGCGTTCCGCAATATCGGAATCTTTTTGAAGTAAAGGAGCGAAGAGAAAATGGCTATCGAAACAACTATTTACACCCCGCGCACGCTGGGTAAGCTGATTACCAGAATGCCCCCCGTGCATACTTTTTTCCGCGATACCCTGTTCAAGAACCGCCGCACTTTCCCCACGAAGAGCGTTGACGTTGACTTCAAGAAAGGAAGCCGCGCCCTCGCACCGTTCGTTCACCCGAAAGTCGGTGGCAAGGTGGTTCCGAACAGCGGCTATCAGACGAAGACTTACACCCCCGTTCTGCTGGCCCCTGACAAAATCACCACCGTTGACGACCTGCTGAACCGTTCTGCGGGTGAAAACCCGTACAGCGGCAGGACCCCCGCGGAGCGTGCCGTTGAGAAGCTGGCGGACGACCTGCGCGAACTGAACGAAATGATCGTGCGCCGTGAAGAGTGGATGGCGGCTACCGCCATTTTCACCGGGCAGATTCCCATTATCGGCGAGGGCCTGAACGAAGTTATCGACTTTGACTTCACCAACAAGGAAACCATCGTCAGCGCCGAAAAGAAGTGGGACGCTGATACTTCCGACCCGCTGGGCGATTTGGAGCGCTGGCGCGAAGCCGTCCAGAAAGAGGGCTTTGTGAACTGCAATATCTGCATCATGGCAAAGGACGTTGCGAACGCTTTTGTGAACAACGCAAAGGTCAAGTCCGTTTTGGACGTTCGCGCCTATGATTTGGCAGTCATCAAGCCCCGCGAACTGCCGAACGGCCTTACCTACATCGGCACTATTCACAAGCTGGGCCTTGACATCTACCAGTATAACGAGTGGTATCTGGACAACTGGACCAACCCCAACGCCCCGACGCAGAAGCCGCTTGTTCCCGACGGCACGCTTGCCCTGCTGTCTACCGAAGCGGAGTATTCCATCTACTACGGCGCAATCACCATGATTCCCGAAGAGGGTAAGACGTTTGTTACCGTGGAGGGCGACCGCGTGCCGCAGACGTGGGTTGAGCGCCGCCCGGACCGCCGCTTCCTGCAAGTCAACAGTAAGCCGCTGACCGTTCCCCATGAGGTCAATAGCTGGTACGTTGCAAAGGTCCTGTAATGAACTTCAAAGCGCAGGTTGAACGGGACCTTACAGCTGTATTCCATAACGCCCGCGAACACGCCGACGTTATGGAATTCTGGATTGACGGGGTGCGCTACAAAGGCCCTGTCATCATTGATGACGGCGGCGCACAGGACAGGAAAAAGCCGTCTACGGACCATGTAGACGGCTTGGTTCTTGTTGACCTTGTTGTATATGTCCCGCTATCCCTGTTGAAGACAATTCCACAAAAGGGCCTGAATATGGAAATCGGCGACCACATTTACCAAATCACAAAGGTTCACCCGGAAGCCGGGGAAATCGTTCTTTATTTGGAGATGCTGACAGAATGATTACTATTACAGCCGAACAGATCGAGCGGGTCAACCTTATTTTATCGGGTGTTCCCGGCGGCATAGAAAAGGCGCTGTCAAGCACTATCCGCCGGGCGAACAACACTGTTCGTTCTGAAACCCTAAAGGGCATCACGACCGTTTATGCAATCACGCGGCAGAACGTCCGGGCAGAAACGACAATCAAGGTCCGCACACAGTCCAGCGACGGCGGAATTGTTGGAACTGTTCTGTTTGCGGGCCACAAGATACCTCTATACCGCTTCAACGTATCGCCGACAATTCCTATCCAACGGGCTACCGTGTCGGCGGCGGTGCTTGCCGGAAACGGGCGCACGCCGTTTCAAGACGCGTTCATTGCACGAATGCAAAGCGGACATACAGGTATGTTCGAGCGCGACGGTTCAAAGCGCCTGCCTATCAGCGAGTTCATGGGGCCGTCTACGGCACAGATGGCGGGAAACAGTATCGTTCTTGCCGACGTGGAGGAAAAGGCACAAGAGGTCATCAACAAGCGCGTTGAACACGAAATCACCCGCATTCTGAACGGGTACGGAGGTTGAACGCATGACACCTTTACAACTGCTTGACGCGCTGGAAGCGTTTGTGAAGCAAGAAACAAAAGACATTCTTTTACCCGTCCGGGTGGACCGCAAGAGTGGAGAGAACAAGGAACGCGCGGCGGAGGTCTACAAAATGCGCCTGCCGAACAAAACCGCGCAAACGGAGCGGGTCCCCTACCTGCTGTTGCAGTACATCAAAAGCACCGACACGCAGGAACAGGGACAGGACCCGGAAAGCGAATGCATCGTGCGTATCGTCGCCGCCACCTATTCGGAGGACGAAAGCGAGGGCGCAATGTGCGTCTTGAACCTGCTGACGCGAATTCGTGTCGCCATGCTGAAAGATGGCGTTGTCGGCGGGCAGTTCGTCTTGAAATCTCCACTTGAAATGATTGTGTACCCGGACAGCACAGCCCCTTACTATTTGGGCGAAATGATGACGAAATGGACCATGCCGATTATCGAAAGTGAGGTTCAACAGATATGGCAGTAGAATTCAAGTCCAGCATGAGCAAAAACGAACTGCTGGAAATTGCCGCGGAACACGGCATCGAAGCCGACGACAGCATGAAGAAAAACGACATTCTAAAACTGCTGGAACAGGCACGCGCCGCAGAGGGCGCACAGGAGCCGCAAGACGGCGCAGAAACGCCCCCGGAGGGTAACGACACGGCGGAGGGCGACGAAGCAACACAGGAGCCGCAGGACGGCGCAGAAACGCACACGGAGGGTAACGACCCGGCGGCGGGCGACGAAGCGACACAGGAGCCGCAGGACGGCGAGGAAAGCACTACCGGGGACAGCAACACAGAGCCGCCCGCAGAGGACGCGCAGGAAGCCGCCCCGGAGGGCTACGGCCTGTTCGTGTATGCCGGTCCCTCCCTCCCGCACGGACGCTTGAAAGAACACGCCGTATTCAACGGCACGTTCGAGGACGTGAAAGCCTACCTTGCGGACGTGCTGGAAGACTACCCGCAGGCGGAACGTCTGATCGTTCCCGTGGAGCGGCTTTCCGCGTTTGCCGCAAAGGTCAAGACCCCCGGCAATATCGCGCACAAGTATTACAACGACATTGTTTCGACAATGCGAGGAAACAAGGAGGTATAAACGATGGCAAACTATTTTCACGGCGTTTCGACGCGTCAGAACGACACGTCGATTTCTACCCCTGTAACCGCTGATTCTGGTATTGCGTTCGTCGTCGGCGCGGCCCCCGGTCATACCGTGGGCGGCGCACCGAACGACCCTATCATGTGTCAGTCTTACGCGGAAGCCGTCGCCGCTTTGGGGTATAGCGACGATTGGGAGAAGTACCCAATCTGTGAAGCTATCTATTCGCAGTTCAAGCTGTATGGCGTGGCCCCTGTGGTGTTCGTGAACGTGCTTGACCCTGCGAAGCACAAGAAGAGCGTCGCAGAACAGAACTACCCCGTCGCAGACGGAAAAGTTCTGCTTCCCCTCGAAGCCCTGAAAAACACGGTCAAGGTGACAAGCTACACCGCCGGGACCGACTATGAACTTTTCTATGAGGGCGAAAACCTGATTCTTGAAGTTCTGGACGGCGGCAGTATTCCCGCTGAAACGGGAGAACTGACAATCACGTTCGACGCGGTGGACCCATCCAAAATCAACGAAAACGACATTATCGGCGGTTTCGATACCGGCACGAAGAAGTATTCCGGTCTTGAACTGATCGACAAGGTGTTTCCGAAATACGGCATCGTCCCCGACCTTATCGTTGCCCCCGGCTGGTCCGACAAGTCCAATGTCGCGGCGGTTATGACCGCAAAGGCGGATGCAATCAACACCGTGTTCACGGGTGCAAAAGCCCTGATCGACGCGGACACCAACACCGTTCGCCACTATGCGGACGTTCCCGCATGGAAGAAAGCACAGAACATGAACAGCAAGGCGGAAATTCTCTGCTGGCCTATGTTCGGGCTGGGCGACCGTGCGTTTCATGCGTCTGTCCACGCCGCGGGCCTGATGGGAAAGACCGATTCGGACAACGGCGGTTGCCCGGCGGAAAGCCCGTCGAACAAGTCCTTGCAGATCGACCGCGCTATGCTTGCGGACGGAACGACTGTGCTTCTCGATCTCGCGCAGGCAAACTACCTGAACAGTAACGGTATCGTTACGGCGCTGAACTTCATTGGAAGCTATGTGCTGTGGGGCGATGAAACCGCCTGTTTCCCCGCCGATACGGACGTGAAGAACTACTTCATTTCCGTTTCCCGTATGTTCGGTTGGGTTGCCCGTTCTGTCATTCTTACTTATTGGAGCAAGATCGACAAGAAAATGACGCGCCGCCTTATCGACAGCATCGTTGATTCCGTAAACATTTGGCTGAACGGCCTTGTTTCGGAAGAAAAGCTGCTGGGCGCACGCGTGGAGTTTCTGGACGAAGAGAACAGCACGACCGCGCTCATGGCGGGCAAGGCTGTTTTCCATATCTACATGACCCCCGCAAGCCCCATGAGGGAATGCGAATTCGTCCTTGAATACGACGCGGACTATGTGACTGCGGCGCTGTCGGCGTAAGGAGGTAAAGAACAATGAAAATTGAAAACGGCGTAACCAACTTTGCCGTATATGAGGACGCGACCGAATATTACGGCATGGCAGAAGTAACACTTCCTGAAATCACGCAGATTTCGGAAGAGGTCAAGGGCGCGGGCATCGCAGGTACGTTCGACGGAACGTTTGTCGGACACCTTGAAGCTATGTCCCTGACCCTGAATTTCCGTTCCGTCACTACGGACGCTATCAAGCTGGCAGAGCCGCGCAAGCACCAGCTTGATTTGCGGGCGGCCCAGCAGTCTTGGGATAACAGCACGGGCCGCTATGTCCAGCAGGCCGTGAAGCACGTCCTTGTCGTCAATCCGAAAAAGTTTGCCCCCGGCAAGCTGGCCCCGGCATCTTCCGCGGAAGCGTCCGGCGAATATCCCGTGACCTACTACGCAACGTACATCGACGGTAAAAAGGTTCTGGAAATCGACATTCTGAACTTTATCTACTACGTCAACGGCGTTGATTACCTCGAAGACGTGCGAAAGGCACTTGGCAAGTAAAACCCGGCGGGGCTTCCCGCTGGGTTTTATTATGCCCTTTTCTGTATCTGAAAATATGAATTTCTAAATCGGAGGAATTGACAATGAGTGAGAACATCAAAAACACCGCCGCAGAGAGCGCACAGAACGCCGCAGGCGCGGCGGAAGCTGTCACCCATGATATGACCGCGGAAGCCGTAAACGAACCCGTACAGGCTGACGCAGGCGTTTATACGCACACGTTCAAGAAGCCTTTCGAGTACGCAGGCGAAACCTATACGACCCTGACGTTCGATTTCGAGAAAATGACGGGCCGCGACATGGTTTCTATCGAAACCGAAATGCAGATGAACAATGAATACTGCCTTGCGCCGGAAGTGTCCCGGAGTTTTCAGGCGAAAATGGCGGCAAAGGCCGCGGGCATCGGTAGCGACGTTCTCGACGCTATGCCTATCAAGGACTTTAACCGCATCACCAACGCGGCAAGGAGTTTTTTAATCGACACGGGCTATTAAAAAGCCCGGCGAAGTGGTGGCGGCGGGAGTGCTTCAAGCTGGCGCAGGCAACGTATACGCCCGTCCCGTTCTGGCTTGATATGAACATGACGGAAATTACGGCGTGGATTGAGGACATCAACGCCGCCGCGAAACAGAAATAGACGAAAAGGGGTGGTGAATTTGGCTGGACGAAAAGAATATGAACTGCTTTTCAAACTGCAAGCGGCTTTGGGCGGCAACTTCAACACGGTTTTTCAAAGCGCGTTGAACACCACAAAGCAGATGCAGAACAGCCTAACGAAGCTAAATTCCATCACCGGGAAAATCGACGCTTACAAAAAGCAGGAAGCCGCCCTTGAATCGAACCGTCAAAAGCTGGAACGCCTGACCGCAGAGCATGACAAACTCCAACGGGAAATAAGCGAAACCGCCGCCCCGTCGGAAGAACTGCGGCAGAAGATGGCGAAGAATGAAAAGCAGATTGCCGCGACAACTGCGAAAATCGAAGCGCAGGAACAGCGGTTACAGACGCTTGGTTCTGAACTGTCCGACGCAGGCGTGAACACGGCAAATTTGAGCGCGGAGAATGAACGGCTTGCAAAGACCTATGACAAGGTAAAGAAAAGTCAAGCGGAATTGGCAAAGGTAAGCGCCGCCCTTGAACAGAACAACGCGGCAATCTCCCAAACGAAGACCCAACTTGCGGGAACGCTTGGAACCCTTGCCGCGCTGGGCGGCGCTATCTATGCCGGACCCGTGAAAAAGGCTGCTGAATTTGAAGCCCAAATGTCAACCGTCAAGGCTATTTCCAACGCATCGGCGGACGACATGAAGCGGCTTTCAGAGGAAGCGAAGCACATGGGCGCGACAACGAAGTTCACCGCAGTTGAAGCCGGAAAAGCCCTTGAATATATGGCTATGGCGGGTTGGAAGACCGACCAAATGTTGGGCGGCTTGCCCGGCATTATGAACCTTGCCGCCGCGTCCGGCGAAGACTTGGGGCAGGTTTCCGACATTGTAACGGACGCACTGACAGCGTTCAACATGACGGCGGACCAGTCCGGGCGCTTTGCGGACGTACTCGCGCAGGCATCTTCCAACGCGAACACCAATGTTTCTATGATGGGTTCGACATTCCAGAAAGTAGCGCCCGTGGCGGGCGCGTTGGGCTACTCTGTGGAAGATATGTCGCTTGGAATCGGCTTGATGGCGAATGCGTCCATCAAGGCAGAAGTCGCAGGCACAAGCCTAAAGACGGCCCTTGCGAACATGGCGAAGCCCACAAAGCAAATGCAAGCCTACATGGACAAGTACGGAATCAGCCTGACGAATGCAGACGGAAGCATGAAGACGTTCCGCGAGGTCATCGACAATCTGCGGTCCAGTTTGGGCGGGCTTTCCGAATCCGAACAGGTGGCGGCGGCTACCGCCATTTTTGGCAAAGAGTCTTTCGCGGGTATGCTTGCTATCGTAAACGCAAGCGACGCTGATTTCAAGAAACTGTCCGATTCGGTCAACAATGCCGCAGGCGCGGCGGAGCGCATGGCACAAATCAAGCTGGACAATTTCGAGGGTAAAGTTACCCTGCTGAAATCCGCATTCGAGGGCCTGCAAATCGCGCTGGGCGACGCGCTGTTACCGACATTCACGCAGGGAGCAGAGAAAGCCGCCGAACTGATTTCCAAACTGACGGAATTTATAAACGCAAACCCGGAACTTGTACGGACCATCGTAAAGGTGACGGCGGGGCTGTTGGCATTCAAGGCCGCGGCCCTGACTGCAAAGTTGGGCTTTCTTGAACTAAAAGGCGGCGTGCTGACTATTCAAAAGGTCATGGCGCTTTTCAAGGGAAAGACAGCACTTGCGGGCGTGGAAGCCGTCGGGTTCGCAGGAAAGGTCAAGGGCGTTGCAAAGAGCGTGACCGGGTATTTCGGCGGCATTGGGTCCGCGGCGGGCGGTGTAGGCCGCGCGTTCGGGCAAATGTTCAGCGGAACAAAAATCGGCGGCGCGTTCTCCAAAATCGGCGGCGCGGCAGGCGGCGTATTCTCGAAGCTGTTTTCGGGAATGGGCGGCGTTGCGACGCGGGCATTCACAGGCGTTGCCGGGACAATCACCAACATATTAGGCAAGGCCGGGACCGCTGTTGCGGCGGGTCCGCTGGGTAAAATCGGTTCCGTTATCGGAAAGGGTTTCGGGAAAATAGAAACCCTGACCGCCCCGCTTCAAAAGCTGGGCGGCGCTATCTTGGGGCCGTTCAGCGGCATTCTTGGCAAGGTGCTTCCCGTGGTGGGCGTTATTTCGCTGATCGTTGCCGCGGTCCAAATCCTACGGGACAATCTGGACAAGGTGCGCGAAGTCGTAGGCCGGGTGTTCGGTGACGCTGGACTTGTCATTTTCGACAAGGTGGTTGCGGTAATAACAAACATCGGCGATACGATACGCAACGTCTTCACGGACGGCAATTTGGGCGGCGCACGGCAATTCCTGATAAACCTGTTCGGAGAGGAAGCAACGGGCGTTATCGACGGGGCCATTACGATTTTACAAACCGTCTGGAATATTCTTTCCGGGTTCATCGAGTTTGTGAACACCTATGTTCGCCCGATTGTGGAGCAAATCTTTTCTTTCATCGTCGGGACCGTGCTTCCGCAGATCGCGCAGGCGTTCGCAGAGTGGGCACCGACTATCGCTTCTATCCTGCAAGGACTTGCGGAAGTGGTTTCCACCATTGCAACGGCAATCATGGCAGTTATTCAATTCCTTATGCCGACGATACAAAGCATCATCGGCGTTGCGCTTGAAACCATCAAGGGCGTTGTATCTGGTGCGCTGACCGCGATAAAGGGCCTTGTAGACGTTTTCGCAGGCATCTTCACGGGAGATTGGACCCGTGTTTGGGAGGGCGTGAAAAGCATATTCAGCGGCGTTTGGAATTCTCTAAAGAGCATTGCAAGCGGCGTACTGAACGGCATTATCAGCCTTGTAAACGGCGCGATTTCCGGCTTGAACAAGCTGAAAATCCCTGATTGGGTCCCCGGCATCGGCGGAAAGGGCATCAACATTCCGTTGATACCGCAGTTTGCAACAGGTACAGACAGCACGCCGGACACGTTCATAGCTGGTGAGCAGGGCGCGGAACTTATCACCAACGCAAAGAACCGAAGCGTATTCACCGCGGCGCAGACGGGAAGCATCTTCCGCAATCTTGCGGACACGGTAAACGCTATTCGCACCGCAGGGGCCGCGCCGTATCAACTGGCCTATGCGGGAGCGCCCAGCGTTGCCGCACCGACCCTGAACGCAGGCGACGGCAGAACGTCCGTCGTCATTCACAGCGCACCCGTGTTCCACGTCGGAAACGACGCGCAGGCACAGGACATTGAAGAAATGCTACGCCGCCACGACGAAGAGTTGCTGAACGAAATCGACGAGCGGGAGCGGCAAAGACAGGACGACGAAAGGCGGCGGAACTATGACTAAATACACCACAATAGCCGGGGATATGTGGGACGGCATCGCCTATAAGACATTGGGCGACGAAGCCTACACAGACCGGCTTATGAAGTTGAACCCGCAGTACCGCCGCACTTTCGTTTTTCCCGCCGGAATCACACTGACAGTTCCAGAGCCGGAAACGCGGGTTTCCTCTGATCTGCCGCCGTGGAAGCGAGGGACTGCCGAATGAATGCACGAAGAACCGCTGTCCGCCTGACCTTTGCGGGGGTGGACATTTCGACCGACATAAACAAGCATCTTCTTTCACTGACCTACACGGACAACGAAGAGGATAAAACGGACGACCTGCAACTATCGCTTGATGACCGCGAGGGCGTGTGGCTGGGAAACTGGCTGAACACACCCGGCGCGTCAAAGGGCGTGGAAATCTCCGCCGTCATCGTTCAAAAGAATTGGGAATCCAACGGGAAAGACCGTGTGCTTGACTGTGGCGTTTTTGAAATCGACACCGTGGACGGGAGCGGCCCGCCCCCAAAAGTGACCATCAAGGCCGGGTCCATTCCCTACAAGTCCACCGTGCGGACGCAGAAGAAAACGAAAGCATGGGAGAACTACACGCTTTCCAGCATCGCAAAGGAAATTGCGGGCAAAAACGGGCTTACCTGTATGTTTGAATCCGCGTTCGACCCTCTGTATACCCGGAAAGAGCAGATACAGGAATCGGACATCACCTTTCTTCAACGGCTTTGCAAGGCCGCGGGAATCAGCCTGAAAGTTACCGCAAAAATCATCGTTCTTTTCGACGCGGCGGCTTATGAGCAGAAAGACGCGGTGCGCGTCATCAAGCGCGGGACGGCGGACGTTAGTTCGTGGTCCTTTTCAACCAGCTTGCACGACGCGTCATATAGCAAGTGCCACGTTTCCTATACCGACCCAACGACGGGAAAGACCATCGAATACACCTACACCCCGCGAAACGCGGATAAGGACGGTCAAGTTCTGGAAGTGAACGAAAAGGTTTCCAACAGAGAGGAAGCCCGGCAACTGGCAATGAAGCGCCTGCGGCAGAAGAACAAGGGCGAATTCAAGGCATCGTTCAAACTGACCGGGGACGCGCGGCTTGTGGCTGGCATCACGGTTCAGGTATCGGGCTACGGCGCGTTCGACGGGAAATACATCATCGAAACGGCGACGCATTCCGTGTCAAAGAGCGGCTATAAAACCGATTTGACGCTACGCCGGGTATTGGAGGGGTATTGATGGCCGATCTATCAGTTTTGAAAAATATCGTGAGGACGGGCCGGGTTTCATCGGTCAATGCCGGGAACCGCACCGCCCGCGTCACGTTCGAGGACAAGGGGCAATCGCCGCTTGTGTCGGGAGAACTAAAGGTCATCAAGAACCCGCCGTTCATTCCGGCAAAGGGAGCGGCACAGAGGACGGAAAGCGAAAGCGGCGGAAGCGGTGAAGCCGCCTTTGCCGCCCATTCGCACGCCGTCAAAATAGCCCCGTGGTTGCCGTCGCCGGGCGACTATGTTTTATGCCTGTATATCCCGACGGACGACGGCGACGGGTTCGTGATTGGAGGGATATAAACAATGGCGCTTATCGGGAATTGGGGTGACTTCACGTTCTACGTTTCCGCAGACCAAATCAAGACGTTCGACAGTCTGAAATGGGACAGCGCGGCGAAGTATTCCACCCACGACCGACACTTACGGGAACCCCTGTTGGAATTCACCGGGACAGACGTTGAAACGATGACATTTACCATGTTCTTTTCCGTGTTCTTGGGGGTAAACCCTATCAAAGAAATTGCAAGCCTGCTTCAAGCTATGCGGCGGGGCGAAGTAAACCGACTTGTCATCGGGCCGAAAGCCTACGGCACGAACAAATGGGTCATTACGAAGCTGTCAAATTCCTTGAAGCGGTTCGACCGATGGGGCAACCTGCTTGTCGCGTCGGTGAATGTTACGATGCAGTCTTACGCAGTCAGATAAGGAGGGCGGGAAATGGCATATATCGTGAAAGCCTTTACGCCCGGCAAACTCAACCTTGCACCGGAAACGCTGGAAGAGGAAGTTTTGCAGAACGTCGCTATCATCGTGTCAACGCCGAAATTCTCTGTCCCACTCGATAGGGGGCTTGGGTTGGCGCAACGGTTCATCGACAAGCCGATACAGGTTGCACAATCTATCTTGATTTCGGAGGTCCTGGACGCGGTAGAAGAGTATGAACCGCGGGCAGAGGTAACAAACGTCACGTTTGAAGCGGGCGAAACGCCGGGCCTGCTGGTCCCCGTATTGGAGGTGAATATCGTTGACAACGAAGAGTAGAACATACCCCGACATTTCCTACGTCGAAACCGACACGGAAACCATCGTGAACACGCTGATACAGGGGTACGAAAAAATCGCCGGGCGCACGCTGTACCCGGCGGACCCGGCACGACTGTTCATTCTGTGGGTTGCCGATATTATCGTTCAAGAGCGGGTGAACATCGACTTTTCCGCGAAACAGAATATCCCGCGGTATGCAGAGGGCGAATATCTGGATTCCCTCGCGGAACTGTTCAAGGGCGCGGAGCGGTTGGAGCCTGAAAAGGCCCGAACGACCCTGCAATATACGCTTTCTATCCCGCTGGAAGTGGCAACGACCATTCCGGCAGGCACGCGGGCCACGCCTGACGGTGAAATCGTGTTCGCTACGCTGGAGGACCTGACAATTCCTGCGGGACAGCGGACCGGGAGCGTGGAAGCGGAGTGCCAAATAGAGGGCGAAAACGGAAACGGATTTATCCCCGGACAAATCAACCAGCCGATAGACGTTTTCCCTTACTACGAAAGCGTCGAGAACATCACGGAGAGCGCAGGGGGAGCAGACAGGGAAAGCGACGCGGCATTCTATGAGCGTATGCGTGAGAGCGTGGAAACCTATTCTACGGCGGGACCGCTGGGCGGGTATGAGTATTTCGCAAAATCCGCGTCGGCGCTGATCGCAGACGTGAAAGCAACGTCCCCGAAGCCGGGAGAAGTAGACGTGCGCGTTCTGCTGACGGGCGGCGAACTGCCGGGGGAAGAAATCTTGAAAGAGGTTTTGGACATTCTGAACGCCGACACGGTGCGCCCGCTGACGGACCATGTGACCGTCGCCGCGCCGCAGGCCGTCCCGTACAACATCGACGTGACCTACTACACGCAGGAGGGCGGCGCATTGAGCGCCGACACCATCGCGGCGGACGTTGCCGCGGCGGTGAAGTCTTTCCAGAAGTGGCAGGCCGAAAAGATGGGACGGGACGTGAACCCCTCCCAGCTTATCGCCTTGTTGATGCAAACGGGCGTGAAGCGTGTTGAAGTCCGTTCCCCTGTCTTTGCGACTGTGGCAGACAACGCAGTTGCACAAGTCGGCACGGTTTCCGTCGTGAACGGAGGTGCGGAACGTGAATAACGAAGACTTCTATTCGGCAGACTTCACGAATTCGCTTCCGCCCGCGCTGAAAAACGACCCTGACATGATGGCGCTTGCACAGACCATTTCAGCGCAGTTGCAGACGACCGCGGCGGAAGTCCGAAGGAACATCATTTACGCCCGTATCGACGAACTGGACGAAGCGACGTTGGACGTGCTGGCTTACGACCTGCACGTTGACTGGTACGACTATTCCTATCCTATCGAGGTAAAGCGCCGGACCATTCGGGACAGCATACAGGTCCACCGCAGATTGGGAACGAAGTATGCTGTTGAAAAGGCGTTGGGGGCTGTGTACCCCGGAACGAAAGTGGAAGAATGGTTCGAGTACGGCGGCGACCCGTATAAATTCCGCGTCGTCATCGGCGCAACGGAAGCGGGCATCACCGCAGACCGTCAAGCGGCGGTCCTCGACCGTGTGCGTTTTTATAAAAACCTGCGGTCCCACCTTGAAGCAATCAGTTACCAAATCGAAAAGCGAACAGCGGTCAAGGTTGCCGCCGTCCACGCTATCGGGCAACGCGTCGAAGTCTACCCATACTTGGCGCGAAATACGGAATCGCACGGCGGGTTCTACTGCGGCGGCTATACGCAGTACGGGCGGAAACTTGCAGTATTCCCAAATAAATAACGAACGGAGGGTGAAGAAATGGAAGATAAAACGTATGGAACCCTTGTGACCGACTGCGGAATACAACTGATTGCGGCGGCGGTCATGGAGGGAAAGAAAATCAATATTACGGACCTTGCTGTGGGTGACGGCGGCGGAAGCTACTACAAGCCGAATTCCACCATGACCGCATTAAAGGGCGAAAAGTGGCGCGGAAAAGTAAACCGCGTAGAGATTAACGAGAAATCCCCAAACATGATTGACGTGGTAGCGGTGATTCCGTCCGATGTTGGCGGGTGGACAATCCGCGAAATGGGCGTTCTGGACGAAACAGAAACCCTTATCGCGGTTTGCAATACCCCTGACACGGAAAAAGTCATCATTTCAAGCGGAGCGGCGGGCGAAATCGAATTGACGATGCACATTGAGATTTCCAACGCGGACGCTATCTCTTTTATCATCGACCCGAACGTAGTAACGGCAACAAAAAAAGACATTGAAGACCACGACGCATCGAAGACGGCACACGCCGCAGAGTTTGAGAAAAAAGCAGACGTTACCGACCTAAACGCACACGCGAATAATACGGATATTCATGTAAACCCGTCTACGATGGGAAATTACGACACGGCAATTTCGGGGCTGATCGAACATAAGGAAGATACGAAAATTCATGTGACGGCGGAAGAAAAAGCATCGTGGACGGAGGGTGCAGAGCAGGCGGCGGCGGACGCGAACAGAGTAACAGAAGCGCTTAACGCCATTGCAGGAATTGAAAGCCGCGTTTCTCGCGTGGAAGACGGCCTGTTCAACAACATCACCGGGAACCCGTTTCTTGCGTCCTTTGATTCCCTCGACGGCATCACGCTTGTTAAGGGTATCTGGAACGAAGAAAGAAAGCGCATCGAATGTTGACGGAATACGCCTGCCCGCGGCGGGAACTGTCCTGCATCGTCGGAAACCTGTTCGTCGAACTGGAACCACCCTGCGACCATTGCGCCGCCGGGGACAGCCTGACGATATGCGGAACGACATACGCCGGGACACGGGCAACGCTGACCGTCACCGAATACGGATTTACCTTTGACGGACCGCCGGAGGAAGTCGAACAAATCCGGGAAAGGCGGTGTCTAAAATAGACCAGCGACAAACCGAACAAAAGCCCACACAAGAATTTGCAATCATCACGAAAGCGAAAGATTTAGTCAAGCACACGTTTATGATGACAAGCGAACGGAGATTTCCGAAGAAATACCGTTTCACCATCGTAAACCGCTTGCACGATTTGACGCTTGACATTTTCCAGCACATACAGGAAGCGAACGAACTTGACCTTACAGACCCGCAGGAATACCGCGAACGGCGCTACGAACAGAAAAAGGCGCTGACAGAGTGCAAGACGGTTCTTTTCCTGATCGAACTTTCCTTTGAAAAGGAACTTATCTCTTCCGAACAATGCGCGGAATGGACCCGGCACGTTATGAACGTGAAGAACATGACGGCAAAGTGGAGGAAGCAGGATAGAGAGCGGTTCGCCGCACTACAACAGAATAGAGGAATCACGCCGCGGCGGTAACGCCCGGCGTTTTTCTTGGGGTGCGGCTTGTAGCGTCCAACTCTTACAACGTCCGCAACGTCAATTCCTCTGGCGCGATGAACTGGAACAACGCTTACAACGGCAACAACGGCGTTCGCCCGCTTTGGTGGAAACCGCGATTGAGTAGGCCGAAAGGCTGAAAACAGAGGACCACTATCAAAGGAAGCCGCATCCCTCCGCCGTGGTGACAGCACGACGGTAAATACAAGATTGGTGAAGCAAGGTCCACGGAAACCAGCTTCCGCCCGCCGCGGACGCGCGGCGCGGTCCGATGATGACGCGTTGCGTGCGGCGGGAGCCGCAGACGCGCAAGGCCGATTCTATACACGGCAAGGAGTTTTTTATATGCAAGGCGCAGAATTCGAGCAGGTATATGATTTCGGGAACCTATACGCGGGGTTCCTGAAAGCACGCAGGGGCAAGCGACACAAACCCAGCGTTGCAAAATTTGAAGCAAATCTTCTTGAAGCCCTATGCCTACTTTCGGAAATGCTGAAAACCAAAACATACCGACCGTCAGATTATTTCGTTTTCAAGGTCTATGAACCGAAAGAACGAATCGTTATGACGAACGCATTCAAAGACAAGGTGGTTCAACATTCCCTATGCGACAACATACTTGAACCCGCGTTTTCAAAAGCCTTTATCCGGGACAACTACGCATCGCAGAGCGGGCGCGGAACACATGACGGGTTATACCGCCTTGAAGAATTCATGCGGTCCTACTACTTCACACGCAAGGCGAACGCCGAGCGGGAGCGGCGGGCCGCGGGATTGCCGCCGCCCGGCCCGGAGGAAGTGCGGCACTATTCGGACGGCTGGGTTTTGAAATGCGACATATCGAAGTATTTCTATTCAATCCAGCATGAACCGTTAAAGCAGATGACGCGGAAGTACATCAAAGACCCGGATATTCTGTGGTTAGTTGACCTTATCGTTGACAGCACGGAAAATCCGGGAATTCCTATCGGCAACCAGACTTCACAATGGTTCGCCGTCATGTATCTTTCAGGCATGGACCATTTCATAAAAGAAAAGCTGGGTATTCGCTATTATGGGCGGTACATGGACGATTTCTATTTGATACATGAGGACAAGGCATATTTGCAATACTGCCGGGGCGAGATCGAACAATACGTTGCCCGGCTGGGCCTGCGGATGAACAAGAAAACAAATATTTTCCCGTTGCGGAACGGTATTGATTTCTTGGGCTTCCACACCTACTTGACCGAATCGGGCAAAATCATTCGCAAAGTCCGGCGGTCAAGCAAATGTAACGCACAACGCAAATTGAAGAAACAGCGCGGTTTACTGGACCGGGAGAAAATCAGCCTTTCGGACATTGAACAGTCCTACGGAAGTTGGCGGAGCCACGCCGCAAAGGGAAACTGCTATCACCTGATACAGAAAACCGACAGTCTGTTCCAAAATCTATTCAAGGAGAGTGAAAAACAATGGCCCAAAGTTTGAATGCGCTTGCCGTCGGTGCGCTTGTCAAAGATACAGGCACGCTTTACAACGGTAAGCCAATCATTTGGAAAATCGCCGACAAGGGACACACGGGCTACCCGTCCGGCGCTGTGACCCTGATTACGGAGCGCATTATTTCGCTGAAATGCTTTGACGCTATCGAATCCGGCAACAGCGACGGCAACCGCCGCAGTTACGGCAATAACCGTTGGACCCTTTCCAACGTGCGGCAATGGCTGAACAGTCAGGCTGCCGCCGGGAAGTGGTACAGCGCCCAGCACGGCGCGGACGCGCCCCCGACGAATGCGAACGTATGGAGCAACTACAACGAATACGACGCGGAAGCGGGCTTTCTTGCGGGCTTCTCCGCGAACTTCATTGCGGCTCTGCTGACTACGACCCACACCGTAGGCAAGGCGACCGTAGACGGCGGCGGTACGGAGAGTTGCGCCGACAAAATCTTCCTTGCGACCTGTACGGAAGTCGGCTTGTCCGGCGACGTGACCGCGGGAAGCAAGCTGACCTTGTTCAGCAACGACAGTTCCCGCCTTGCCTACCCCACGGCGGAAGCCGTGAGCAAGAGCGAATACACGAACAGCAGTTTGAACGTAAATTCGCCGTGGTATTGGTGGCTTGCCGACGCTTACGCGTCCTACTCTTACGGCGTCCGCAGCGTCCATTCCTCTGGCGCGGTGAGCTGGGGCAGCGCTTCCCACGGCTCCGACGGCGTTCGCCCGCTTTGTAATTTGTCCTCTGGAATCTTGGTATCTGATAGCCCGGATTCCGACGGAGCATACACGATCATTTGGAACCGCGCCCCATCGAAGCCCTCTTCCATCACGGTTCCGTCCAACGTTCGCGGCGGCGAAAGCCTGTCTATCAGTTGGGGGGCTTCCACGGACGAAGACGGCAATCTTTCCGGCTATATCCTCGAACGGCAGGTCAACGGCGGCGCATGGGCGCAGGTATACAAGGGCATCAACCGCAGTTACACCGACGCAATCACGTTCGGCTGGACCTCTGTTGCGTACCGCGTCAAGGCGTATGACAGCGCGGGCGCGGAATCGGCGTATCAGACCAGCGCGACGCGGACGGTGGTAAATAACCATGCGCCCGTTATCAGCGGCACAGATTCCAACTTGGGAACGAAGACCGCCGCGTTCGCGCAGAGTTACAGCGTAACGGACGAAGACAGCGGGCAGACCTTGACCGTGACGGAGTACATCGACGGCACGCAGAAGCGTTCCTACACCGCGACAAGCGGACAGACCTATTCGTTCAACATCACCGCCGCAGAGTGGGTGAAGCTGTTGAACGGGTCCCATACGCTGAAAATCGTTGCGGCGGACAACTACGGCGGAAGCGCAACCCGGACGTATACGTTCACGAAAAATGAAACGGAAATCGAACTTACGCTTGCTACCCCACTTACTGCCGACGATATGGTGACAAAGGGTATCATGTCTGTCGTGCGTCAAATTCCAGCAGGTGCAAAATTCACCGTGGAAGTCTGCAACAACGGCAACGACGCTTCCCCGACGTGGGAGGACGTGACGCAGAACGTCGTAAGCGGAAGTAAGTTCTTCCTTTCCAACACCACCAAAACGGCGAGCGCTTGGGGCTACAATTTCCGCATCAAGGTAAAGCGCGGAACGGCAACGGGCGATTGCTTCATTACGTCTGCGGGAGGTAACTTTGAATGAGCATTCAGCACAGAGAAGACAGCATTCGTGATATGAAGTTGGAGCGGCTGGGCGTGACCCCGCCGCAGGACTGGAACGACGTTGAGCAGGTCCGCACGGCGAAGAAAGCCGAAATCGGCCTTGCGTGTTCCGCGGCTATCTATGCCGGAATCGACGTGGGCGGCGCACATTACAGCCTGACCGAACACGACCAAACCGAACTTATGGCGCAGTTCCAGACGGTCAAGGAGGGCGCGGAGGAAGTGCCGTACCACGCCGACGGTGAACTTTGCCGTATGTATACCGCGGAGGAATTCACCGCGCTTACACAGGCCGCGACCGCCCACGTCTTCTATCACCGCACTTACTGCAACCACCTGAACGCGTGGATTAAACGGGCCGGGCTTGATGAAATCCCGGCTATCGTGTACGGCGCAGACCTGCCCGCCGACCTTGCGGCAAGCATGGCGGCGCTGATTGAGAAAGCAGGTGGCGACGCGTGAAACGTATCTTGACGATTTGGGCCACGCTGGGCGCGGCTTACGTCGTATTTGAAACGCTTTTCCGCGGGTACTCCCACCCGTCTATGTTCGTTGTAGGCGGGCTGTGCGGGGTTCTGGTTGGCACTATCAATCAGGCCCCGCGCTTTTATCGCGCCCCGGTCATCGTGCAAGCGGTCATCGGGGCCGTTATCGTGCTTGCGGTAGAGTTTGTTTCCGGGTGTGTACTGAACCTGTGGTTAGGGCTGGGCGTTTGGGATTACAGCAATCAGCCGGGAAACGTGCTGGGCCAAATCTGCCCGGCGTTCGGCCTGCTGTGGTTCTTCATTATGCCGCTTGCTATTTGGGCGGAGGACACAACGCGTTATTTGATTTGGGCGTATGACTGCGCGGTTTATCACTCGCAGGAAGCACCGCCCACAATCGCCCCGTATTCGCTGAAAAGCGTTTACGGGGACTTCATTTGCGGGAGGTAAAGAACATGAATGAAGTGCTTGCAGGTTTGAGCGTCGTTAGTACGATTTGCGCTATCGTGTTCGGCTACGTTGCCTTTGCCCGGAATGGGAAAAAGGACGTTGCCGACGAAGCGAAGAGCGACGCGACCGTTCTTACCGAAATCGGCTATATCAAGGCCAACACGGACGAAATCAAGGCGGAGCAAAAGGAACAGCGCAAGACGAACGTTGAAGTCGTTACGCGCCTGACCGCCGTTGAAGCGTCCGCGAAACAGGCGCACAAGCGACTTGACGCGTTCGAGAGCCGGGAGCGGCGCGAACACGAAGAGTAAGAAAGGCGGCGCGGCATGATTTATCTTTTCAGCGTTGCCGCCGGGTTGGTTGGCGGGTTCGCCGCCGTCCTGCTGTTGAGCGGACGACGGCCCCGCCGACGAAGAGAGGGCAAGCAGAACCGCCGGAAGACAGAGTGTTCAAAGCTGGTTCTTTGGGCGGTCCTCTGTACCTATTTCGCCGGGTTCGGCGTGGGCGTGTGGGCCGTCGTCCTCGACGCTTCACAGCTTGGCGTTTTCCTTGCCTACGTTGGAACACCAACGGCAACGGTCATCGGCTTTTATTCGTGGAAAGCAAAAGCGGAAAACGTCGTAAAAATCAAAAAGGCGAACCCGGAGGAAACGGAGGGAATGCCCGTTGACCTGAACAACGTTCAGCCGTAACGGAGGAATACACATGACACAGGAACAAAAGAAATTCATCGAGCGGGTGGGCGCACTTGCCGCGGCGGATATGCAGAAAAGCGGGGTCCTCGCGTCCCTGACGATAGCGCAAGCAATCCTTGAAAGCGGATGGGGCAAATCCGGCTTGACGGTCAAGGGGAACGCCCTGTTCGGCATCAAAGCCGGGACAAGCTGGACCGGGGCTGTTTACAGCGGCAAAACGCAAGAGTGCTACGACGGCGTGACCTTTACGACCGTGACGGGCCTTTTCCGAGCCTATGGAAGTTGGGCGGAAAGCGTCGCCGATCATTCCGACTTGCTTTCGTGCAATGCCCGCTATAAAGCGGTCATCGGGGAGCGGGACTATAAAGCCGCGTGCCGGGCAATCGCCGCGGCGGGCTATGCGACCGACCCGAAGTATGCCGACAAACTGGTTCAAATCATCGAAGCATACGACCTGACCGCCTACGACGGCGCAGGAACCGCCGCAAAGCCCGGCGGTTCAAATACCACGGCGGGGACCACAAGCCCCGCAGACGCGAAAGGAGCAGGCAAAATGAAAGCGTCTGAATTTATCAACAAATTGCAAAACATTGTGGACAACTATAAAACGCTGTACGTCATGGGCTGTTTCGGTGCGCCCCTGACAGGCGCGAACGTGTCCCGCTATTGCACAAATCACAGGTACAACAAGCAGGCCGCGCGAACGGCGATGATTCGGGCGGCGGCGGATAAGAACCCGCCCGTCTACGGGTTCGACTGCGTATGCCTTATCAAAGGCGTTCTTTGGGGTTGGAGCGGAAACGCCGCGAAGCCATACGGCGGCGCGGCCTATGCTTCCAACGGCATTCCCGATCTTGGGGCCGACACCATGATTACGAAGTGTTCCGGCGTGTCCGCTGATTTCAGCGGCATTGTTCCGGGTGAAGCTGTCTGGTTGCCCGGTCATATCGGCGTATACATCGGCGGCGGAAAGGTCATCGAATGTTCACCCGCTTTCAAGAACTGCGTGCAGGTGACGGCGTGCCTGAACATTGGCGCTATTTCCGGCATGAACGGGCGCAAGTGGACGAAGCACGGGAAGTTGCCGTATATCACCTACGACACCGCAGGCGGCGCACAGGACGGCGCAGGAAGCACGACAAAGCCCAGCGGCACAACTACCACCCCGGCGACGCTTGCGTTCGCTGTGGGCGACGTGGTGCGCTTTACGGGCAACACCCATTACACCAACGCGGCGGCGGCAAGCGGCGCGGCCTGCAAGCCGGGAACGGCAAAGGTAACGGCGCTTGCAAAGGGCGCAAAGCACCCCTACCACCTTATCAAACAGCCCGGCGGCGGTTCTACCGTTTACGGCTGGGTCAATGCGGCGGACGTGCAGGCCGTCGGGAGCGGTACGACCGCGCCGAAAATGCGCGTCGGTGCAAAGGTGAAGTATTCCGGCCCGCTGTACCGCGACAGCAACGGCGGCGGACAGGGTAAGACCGTGAACGGAACGTACACGGTGAAGTATTACTATCCGGGCCGCAAGTGCGGCGTACACATCGACGGTTTGGGCTGGGTCCCTGAATCCGGCTGTACCGTCATTGGCTGACAGATAGAAAGGAGAAACGGAAATGAACGTTCTTACATTCCTTGCGAAGAATTGGGACAGCGTGCTTGTCGTCGTTGCTTTCCTCGCGCTGGTTGTCGTGCTTATCAAGCGCGGCGAAACAAAGATTTTGAAGCAAATCCTTTTCAACCTTGTAACGCAGGCCGAAAAGCAGTTCGGAAGCGGTACGGGTTCCCTGAAATATGCCGCTGTCGCGGACTGGATTTATCAGCGAATCCCGGCGGTGCTGAAACTGCTTTTCACGTCCAGCGATATTGAAAAAATGATCGAAGCCGCTTTGGAGGAAGCGAAGAAAGCATGGGGCGCGAATGAGAATTTGAAAGGCTACATCGACACCACATCCGTGGAAAGCCTGCTTGTCGGCATCGAAGCACAGACCGTCCAGACCGAACCCGCAGAAAACTAAACACGTCCGATTCGGACAAAAACGAAAGCCCGTCGGGGGTCATTCCCCGGCGGGCTTTTTTGTTTACTCCATTGCGCTTTCGATACTGTCGCACGCGGAAGAGATAGATTCAATCGCTTCATCAATGCTGTATGAGGCAGATTCGGACTGCTCATAGCGTTCCGAACCTTGCATACTTTCGGGCATATTCTCCCGGCTTTCGTCCTCTTCCTCTTTGATGGATTCGAGTTCGTCAGAGAGAGCGGACAGTTTATCGAAGATTTCTTGAAGAGCCTTGCGACGGATTTTGTTCATACAAATTTCCCTTTCTTTGCTGGGGCAGGCGGCGTTTGCGCCGCCTGCTTTCATCTTATGCGCTGACCGTGGACACGTCAAGCCGGAACGCGAGGTCAAGGACCTTTGCGCGGGTTGCGGCGTTGTGCTGAACGGCCTTTTCCAACGTGGCCCGGACCCCAGCGGGAGCAAGGGACAGACCGTAGGCAATCAAGCTATCTTCCGACGCTTTCAGGACGGAACGGGCGGCGTTCAGTTCTTCTTCAAGCCCGGCGGAAACAATCAGCGCGGCGCATTCGTCGTTCGCCTTTTCAAAGGCCGCGTCATCCTCCATGCAGTAAAGGAATTCGGGAACGGAGCCGTCGGGATTGACAATGCCTTTGTCGGCAATGAACTTCTTTTCGATGGCTTCTTGCTGGGATTCGACTTCCTGCACGCGGGCTTTGGCGACCATATAGGCCCGCTGGAACTTGTTTGCAGTTCTTTTCATGTTCATTCCCCTTTCTTGCGGCGGTAATGGACCGCGGCGGCGATAATCAGCTTCACAACGGCAACAGCGATCAGGAAGATTCCGAGTTTTTCAAGCATGGTTGACAGTTCAGAAGAAAAAGTGTATTCTATGGGTGGGCGGTGAACCCGCCCATAGAATACGGGGTTTCGGCTTACGTCAGCTTATCAATTATCAGTAACGCAAGCCCTACCAGAAAGTCCACGATTGCGGTTATTACGATGGTCCGAACATCGACCCGCGATTTCGTGGGCTTTTTCTTTTTCTTCTTCACCTTGTCACCCCCTTTCTTTATGCTCTTATTATATACTAACGTTAGTATAAAGTCAATAGGGAAAATGCGAAAAAGCAGAAAAATTTTGCGCCGTTGCGGTAGATACAGCGGCGCGAAAAGCGGAGCGGCGGAAACCGCCGCCCCGGTAAAGCGTCAAGCGACGAACACACCCAACGGAGAACCGCCGGGAGAGCGCCACCCGCGGCGGTGAATGTCGGACAGGCGGACACGTTCAGGAGCCTTTGCGCCGTCATACAAGACCATAGCGAAAACACCGCCGTGAAAGAAACGGGTATCAGGCAGGCTAACAAAGCCGATGACGGTTCCGCCCTGCGGAGGATAGCAAGCACCGCAGACACGTTCGACGCGCTGACCCACCATAACAACAACGGTGTTCACGTCGGCGGCTTCCTCGACGCTGGGTTCCTCTTCCGGCTGAACCTCGTTTTCAGCACGGAAGACCGGGGCCATAGAATAACGTTCGGGAATGATATATTCGCCGCGTTCATCGAAGAACAGCTTTGCGCGGCGGGTCTTGCCGTTACGCTCGAACGTCACCGTCTTTTCGGTGCGCTTGATAATCTTGATGGTGAAAATGCAATCGTGATTGCAGGCGCTACGGTCAAAATATTCCTTGCCGATCTCGAACTTTTTCATATTGATTACCCCCATATATAAAACCAGAAGTTGAAGTGTCATTGTATGCCGTGTCGGTTCCCTTTTCGTGTCAGCCCGTAAGGTTGGCTGTTGTCGAACTCTACGCCCCGACAACCGGGCGGCTTTGGTTTCCCTTTCTGATTATGATTATATACTAACGTTAGTATAAATGCAAGTTGGAATGATGCACAAATATACTAACGATAGATTGTACGTTTTTTATACTTGCGTTAGTATAAACAGCGTGATAAAATGGACAAGTAAAGGAGTGGTGACAATGGCAAGCAAATATGGAAACCCACGCGGGAAAGCCGCGACAGACGCGAAGCGGAAATACAACAGCAAAAACTATGACAGGATTTACCCGTATGTAAAGAAAGGCAAGAAGTCCGTATATCAGAGAGCGGCAAAGGCAAGCGGGTTTGATAGCATAAACGATATGATCGAATCGCTGATGGACGAACGGGCGGCGGCGGTGTTGGGACTGTCGCCGGAGCAGTTCGCGGCAGAGGTTCAGGCCGCGGCAGACGCGGAACAGGAAAAGGCATAAAGAAAGCGGCGGGCGTTGCGCCCGTCGCTTTTGCTTTCCTGCTGTTCAGAACTGTTCGTATGTATAGCCGCCGTTTTCGTCCAGCGTGATAGCGCCGTAATCTTCAAGAATAGAACCGTCGGTATCTTGCTTCCCGTATGTACCGACATAGTACATAGAACCGGGGAAACAAATACCCGTGCCGTCATCACAAAGAATTGCAACCCAGTTGTAGCCGCTGTCCTTGACGACGGTTTCAACGAATTCTTTGTAGTTTTCTTCCGTAATGGATTGAAGCTGTGCTTTCGTAATGCGGATATAGGCGTATTCACCGATTTTGTCGCCGGAACCAGTTTTCACGTCCTTTACAGTTAAGTCATAGTCCATCAAGACGTTGTGTTTGTGATATTCAGGGTACAGCATATCACGCCCAGAATAGACGGTTTCAACCGCACCGTCAGAAAGTACAACGTCGAGGGATGAACCGCCGTAATAGACGGTATACGCGCCCTTGCTTTCGGAAATGCTTGTAATCTTCCCATCAAGGCCGCAGGAAGTCAGAATGATAAAGACTTCATCGGCCTGTTCGGGAGTGATTTTCATATCCGCCCGAATGGTGTTCATGGCATCGGGGTAAAAATCATACTGCGCCGTCAGTTCCTCCGATTTGGGCGTGTCCAGATCGACAAGAGCGCCGCCGCAGGCGGAGAGGGACGCGGCAAGCACCGCCGCAAGGACAAGAGATAGAACCTTTTTCATGTGGAATCCTCCGTTCTGCCGCCCAGCGTCCGGGCGGCTTGCGTTATTTTCAAAGGCCGGGACCATTGCTTTTTCTGGATTCTGACCTTTAACACAATTATCAACGCTTATTGTGTTAAAGTCAAGAAAAATGCAGACCTTTAACACAAAAGGAGGAATCGGCGGTTGAAGATATACGACTACAAGGGACGAAAGAACCTTTGCGGAAATCGCGTCAAAGAAGCACGCGCCCGGCTGAATATCACGCAAACAGACCTTGCGGCGCGTCTACAAGTTGCAGGAATTACAATGGAGCGGGACAGCGTAAGCAGAATTGAAATCGGGACCCGCTTTGTGACCGATTATGAACTTGCGGTGCTTGCGAAGATACTTGGCGTATCTATGGAATGGCTGACAGAAAATGAGCAATAGCTTTTTATACTTGCGTTAGTATAAAAATATTGTTATAATCTTTTTGCGGGGAACCGCTGAAAAGAGGAACAAAACCCGCCCGGCTTGATAGCTTGGGCGGGTTTCGCATTTTGGGAGGTTATAGCATGGGGCATTGTTTCAGTCATTTACAGCTTACAGATCGACGGAAAATCGAATACGGTTTGAACCGCGGCGATACGCCGAAGCAGATTGCGGCGGAACTTCATGTTCATGTCAGCACGATTTATAGAGAAATCAAACGCGCCCGTTGGGAGCATCTGGACGGCGATACATGGATTATGGAAGACCGCTATAACCCGGACGGAGCAGAAAAAAGATACCGTGAAAATCTTGCGGCGAAAGGTGCGCCGTTGAAAATCGGAAACGACCATGAACTTGCTGACTATTTGGAACGCAAGGTCATCGAAGAAGACCGTTCGCCTGCCGCGGCCCTTGCTGACATAACGATAGAGGGCCGGACATTCAAAACCTCTATTTGTGTCAGCACTTTTTACGGTTACATTGAAAAGGGTGTGTTTCTGAACCTGACAAATAAAGACTTACCAGAAAAGCCAAAGCGGAAGCGTCCATATCATAAAGTTAAAACGACGAAACGCGCACCGCGCGGAGAGAGCATAGAAAAACGCCCGGAAGTGATTAACCAGAGAATCACTTTCGGGCATTGGGAAATGGATACTGTATATTCTGGCAAGGACGGTTCGTGCGCCCTGTTGGTGCTGACGGAACGCCTATCACGAAAAGAAATTATAGAGAAAATGCGCGACAGAACCGCAATCAGCACCGTTCGCGCCTTGAACCGTATTGAACGGAGGTTCGGGGCGCTGTTTCCGCGCGTGTTCAAGACAATCACCGTAGACAACGGCGGGGAGTTCTCCGACGTGAAGAGCCTTGAACGGTCTATCCTACGGAAAGGCAGACGAACCAAAATGTATTATTGCCACCCGTACACAAGTTGCGAACGCGGGTCAAATGAGTGTGCAAACAAAATGATTCGGCGGAAATTCCCGAAAGGGACTGATTTCAATAAGGTCAGTCGAGCGGAAGTAAAGAAAGCCGAAGAATGGATGAACAACTATCCGCGTGAAATATTGGGCTGGAAAACTGCTGAAATCGTGTTTGCGGAATGCCTTGAAGAATTGGCGCGGGAAGCCTGATTATATTTTTTTATATTTTTTTCGCATTTACTATTGACATTTCCGCAAAATTGAAATGGGCGGGAAGCCATTTTAGGGCTTTCCCGCCTTGATTGCCCAT